GTTTGTTATACGTGTTTTGAACAAATATATTTTTCATAATATTTTTTAGCTTTCGATAAGTCTTTGATCGTATTAATTTTTATAGCGGCTGTCTTATGTATTTCTTTGGTTTTCAAAGGATGAATATTTTCAGATAAAATGTTTAATCCTTCAAATAAAAATAATTTAGAAATATCCTTAATTTTTGAATACTCCAATAAAGCTTGTATAGCATCATTATTTATAAAAACACATTCTACCCATTTATGAGGCAGATCATAAAACAGATAGTTTGTGTATAAATTTGAAATATTGCATCCAATACTAAAGTCTGTTTTTTTAGGAGAGTTTATAGTAAAAATTTCTGTATTAGTGTCTAAATGAATTTTTTCAGAAATTAATACTCCATTATTGATTATTAATGCATGATTGAGTTTATATCTATCCAAACACAAAAGTAAAGAATCCATTTGATTGTGTTTAATATAATTTTTATTATAGATATATTTTATATCTTTATACTTCTGTGTTTTTTTTACAATTTTATCATGATCAAATCCAGTACATATGTATATGTCTATTGGACTATAGAATCTCTTTAAAGACTGTATCTGATAATCTATTATTGTTATTGATCCAGATATCGGCAATAGAGCTTTTGATCCAATAGATTTCATTCCTTTTGTTATTTCTGATGCTAAAATTATAGCAGATAATGGTTGCTTATTCTTGTTCATATGTCTCTAATGAAAAATCGGTTATAGAAGATAAAGCTTTTAATATGTCTCTATCTACTAGAGTAATGATAGATTTATATAATGATATCGGTAAGCACATTCCATCAAATTCTGATGATCTGAATCCAAATATGTTATTTTGTTGAATATTTCTAACAAAAAATATATGATTAATTCTATTATTTGTTATACTAAAATCAGAAACAGAACTATCCCAAAAATATAAAAGCGCTGATTCGCTGGTTTGTATATTTGTTTCTGCCGCAATATTTGCTGCTTCGTTAAAAGATACGTCATTTAAAAAAGCATGTAACTTCCATCTTATATCTTTTTTTATATTATTATGCAGTGTCTCAAAAATAGTTTTATTGTTGGTATTATTTATATCAATAAGTATTGATACTAATTTTGGCTGAATATCCATTGAGTTGATTTGTTCAGCTATATATATAAAATCCTCTATTTTAGATAAATGCCTAGCATTAATGATTAGATAATATGCTATATGAGATCCCAATACAAGCTTTTCTTTTATATCATTTTTATTAATATTATTCTCTATTAATATCTGATTTGAAAAAGCATATTTACACTTATAATTCTCTATATAGTAAGAATCATCTTTAATTAAGATATTTTTTATATCTTTTACATGATATGGAATATCAAATTCACAAGCTTCTTCTATCGCTATATTAGTCTTAGAGAATGCGCAACCCTTGCAATATGTATTAGCCATTTGTTATTTGATTCTTGATAATTGTAATATTGGTTATTAATTGATCTTTCTTGATATCTGCTATTACTATATCTTTTTTATTTGATGAAAATTCCATAAAATCAGATAGAGATATACAATTATTAATATTTTTCATTAGTCCTAGATAATCTGAACTTTGAATTTGGTTATTTGTATATAGAGCAGCAATTCTTTGAGTGTCGTATATTGATATTGCTAGTTGTCCACCCGGTTTTAATTTATCTATTAAAATTTCCATGATCATCCAAAATTTTGAATGTTCAAAAAAACTAGCAATAGAACAATTGATAATATCACAAGAAAAACTATATACCGAAGCTATTTGATCAATAACAACATTTTCAAAACCAACCAGATCGACGTTCATATTCTGTAGAACTATATTAATATTTTTACTCATAATAGTACGGCCTTTGCTGAATAATTAGTTATTATATTGCTTATTTTTTGAATAAAAGACTCATAACAATACTTATCTTCTATATATTTTCTCATATCATTAATGTTAATAGGTGATGATAGAATATCTTTAACAATACCTATTAATTGTTGATAATCTGATATCTGATAAATATAATCATCTTGATACGATTTCTTAGTTGTTATACCATAGCAACCAACAGAAACACCGCACAGGACATTATAGTATGATCCTAGATCTATACATATTTTATATTTAGATATTATCTTTATTATATCCTCATAAGACTGATTACTATTAATAGTTAACAGATCTGTATTTGGATAAGCCTGTTTGAGATTATCGTATATTAATTTTGTTTGTTTATGGTTTTTAGTAGATAATATAACTATATCTTTTTCTTTATTAATATCTATATCTATATTCTTGATACCATAATTTAGAGATTGGATGGACTGGTTCATCCATTGTTCATGATTTAAACTAAAACTAAAAGAAGGAAATTTTTGTAATGATGTTTTTAATAAAAAAAGATCTTCCTTTTTTAAGGATGGTGGAGGTCCATCATGAAAAAATAATACTTTATTAGCAAATAAATTATTATACGCTCCAATATTCTGTGCAAAATCAAGAGGATCATTTATTATGCATAGTCCATAGGATAATGGAATATTCAAAAATACCTGATTATTAATCATAATAGTATCTGGAATATCTTCCATAGCTTTATCGAATAAGCTTTCTGTATATGTATATAAAATATTCTTAGGATATTTTTGTTTAGTTAATATATTATGGAATATATTATGTATTTGATAATTTATGGACATAAAATTTTATCTATGGTTTCTGTGGTATTGTTTTTTGTTGTTTTATTTACTATAGAACTTATCATTGATTGAGATAGAGATGCATTATTAGTTGTCATCGTTAACTCTCCAAAAGAATATGTATCACCATAACCTTGATCAATATCATATATCATATTGGTATTAGATTCGTCTATAATAGTATTATTATATTTTTCTGCAATTGCTCTATGAATATTTGATTCTATTCCAGAGTCATGTAAAGAGATATAAATATCGCAACTGTTATGTACTGATAATGATTCCTCATCAGAAAGTGTTTTAACAATAATTTTATGATTGTAATTCGTAGTTAAGATATTTAATTCTTTTTTTAGATCATTTATTAGTTTCTGTAGCTCTTGTTTTACCGAATCAGAATTATCTGTGATAAATAATATAAGTGATACTTCTGAGGTTCCTCCAAATGCTAGATAGAAACTACTAATTATTAGTTTTATTATTTTTTTATTATTATAGAATGATCCAATAAAATAGAATTTTTTGTTTTGATTATGAATATCTAAATTTATCTTATTTAGATTATTGTTAGTTATATTATAATTAAACAGTTTAATATTATCTATCCCATATGATTTTGTTAGAATAGACTCTATGACTCGATCATCTGTTAGAATATTATCAAATTTAGACAATGCATTTTGATACTGTTTTTTGTTAATCGTTTTATTTATGATCGGTATTGCTATGTTTTTCTTTGCAATATCTAAATTGTTATATGTTGCCAATAGATAAGGAGTTGAATGCTGAATAATAGTATCATAATATGATTCTATATCCTTTTGTTCCAATACTAACAGATCATTACTGATCCTATAGTCGTTATTGTTTTGCACATAGATATGTCTAATTGTCAGATCATTATCTTTTGCTAATGATGAAACGATATTCCTTGATGCTTGTCCTATAGACAATTCGTTTCTATATGGTCCTATATATAATATTTTCATGTGCTACTTTTTATGTGTGAGTATTCAATAAAATCTTCATTAAATAACATGTGAGATGATCTAGCATGTTCTGCTTGATTATTATTATCTATAATTATTTGTAAATGTTTATATGCTTGATTGATATCTGTACTATTAAAATTCATACCATTTTGAGTAAATCCATAGTCTCCATCTCTTAAAATATCTAGACATAAAGATGTTCCAAAGAAAGAAGGATCTCCTAAATTATTAGCGCATACAGAATATATGGACATAAAATTATCTTTTGGTAATGTTTGCATATTTTCTTGAATTGGCTGTAAATACTTTGGAGGATCATCCCAATTTCTTTTAGCACTAAATAATGATTCTGAGTCTAGGAAGTTTTCCCATATTTTGCTAATATTATCCCAATTATAATGCTTCTCTGTTAATTTTCTAGTTTCTTTTCTTTTTTCTTGTTGTCTATTTTTAGTTTGTCTCATAAACTTTAAGATAAACTTTACTAAATCATTATTGTCTGGATAAACTCTTATAGCTTTTGTCTCTAGTTCTTTAAAATAAGATTTAATTTTAATAGGATGAGCATTTAATTTATGAATAACGTCTTCCATCGCACTATAGTTTACCGTTGCTATAGGAACACCACAAGCACCAGCCTCTACTTGAGGCATACCAAATCCTTCACAAATAGCATATTGAACATAAATATCTAACATATTATATATATCAGATAAGGTTTCATTTGATACTCCATTTGTAACAGAAGTAAATCTGCTTGATGATTCAAGGCAGTTTTTACAGATTTTAAGTGGATGAGTATATACTGAGGCATGGGTTGCTTGACATTTTGAGCAATGGTAAGTGAAATAAACCTTATTGAGTAATCTATTTTGTCTTAATAGTTCTGGAATATCCCATCCAGCATCAGGATAGCTCGTATGAAGATATAGGTATGTTTTAGTTGCTAATGGACTGCCATCTGCTTCTAGTTCATCTAATAATTGTCTAAAAGCTAATAATAATTCGGGGATAAGTTTTCTTTTTTGGTTTCTCATAACTGAACCAATAACAAAACTATCTTGTGGTAATCCGTATTTTGCTTTTATAGAATCTCTATCTGGTTTCATACAAAAGGTTTCTAGATCAACACCTGGGGATGCTGTGCCTACATAATTAATCTTATTATTGCTCTGTTGCTGTATAATTTTTGCTCCCCAATCAGAATAGGTAAATACTGCATCAGCATGTAAAAATGTATCTATCCATGATTCTTGTTGTGGTGCCGAATCAACAGTTGGCATTAAAACCCAATTAAAAAATGGTCTTAATGGGGACTGAGACTGATAATTATTCATCCAATAGTCTCTAATATCAATCACGACATTTGGACGAAAATCAAGTAATACCTTATCAAATCTCCATCTTCCAAATTGATTATCTGATCTAGAAGCATATTCTTGCATTCTTGGATCATTTTCTCTTACTGCATTAGCATAATATTTCCAATGTATATTTTTATCTCTTGGATCATTAACCATACCATAAGAAGCAAATTCTGCTATCTCATATTTATTAGTATTGTGTAATCTTGTTAATAATTCTCTTGTATAATTACCAAAACCAGAATTAATAAAACTAGCTTCAGAACACATTAATACTTTTAATTTTTGTTTCATATTTTATGATAAGAGGTAAAATAAAAGGGGTTTTGCAACCCCTAATATTTTAACCTTTAAAATCCTATTATATTATTTTATTAGATTATTAGAACGCAACAACTTCCTCGGACTGATTAGACTGGTTATTCTTAGCAAGCTTAGTGATCTTGGAAAAATTATTCACTCTAACCTTTAGAGTACTATGCTTAATTCCATCCTTTTCCCATGAATCATTTCTCAAAGAACCTTCAATCAAAACCAGATCGCCCTTCTTAAATGAAGAAGCAATTACTTCAGCACCACTATCCCATGCTTCGCAATTGATAAAAGAAGTAATCTTATCTTTTTCTCCATTAGCTTTAGTATATTCTCTGGAAGTAGCAACTGTAAAATTCACAACAGCAGTTTGCTTTCCTCCAGTAGAAACTGTTCTTAGATCTGGATCCCTAGCAAGATTACCTTTTAACAAAGTGATATTCATATCAAATCTCCTCAAAATTAAAGTACAAATTCAACCCACGCAGCTATTATAGCCCGGTCGCGTTCAAATGTCAAGACTTGGGAACGAAACATTTATCTACAACCAGACCGTCTTTGGTTTTGCTTTTATTTCCAATAAAAATAAGAATATTATTTTCAAATAAATAATGCTTATATTTAGCATATGTTTCTGGAAAAAATATAACAGAATCTAAGGCCCCTGTTTGATCCTCTATTGAAACAAAAGACATTTCTTGTCCTGGTAATTTTCCTTTTTTAGTTTTTACAACATTAATATTAGTAATTTCCCCAGCGATAATAATATTAGCAGCATTATTACTGGTTTTAAATGTTTTACAGTCTACATTAGTCATTTCTATATCATAACTATCTAACTTAGAACAGGATATAGCAGTTCCGAGCAAAGAAGCTTCAGTATCAGCAAGCCATTCTATCTTATCTATTAAAGAATAAGGTGGCTTATTAACACTCTGTAATAAACTTTGTATTATCTGTTTTCGTTTTACATTAACCTTATTATGGTTAAGTAAATAGGTTAACATGTCTTTAGTAGATGTTGTTGTTTGAGTAACCATACTAGCATATTCTATTTCTTTTTTAGTTAATGAACTAATAATTTCGAACTCAAATAACATTTCTGTTCTATTTTTTGATACATAATCTATAGCTCCACTAGAAATAAGAGCTTTTGCAGCTGTCGAATTAATATTAAGTAATAGCTTTAATAATAAATCCATCCATCCAAGATTATAAAGATCAATATTTATACAGATATCAGTGATCTTACTGAAGACAGAATCTCCAACTCCTTTTATATCTGTTAAACCAAAATAAATCTTGTTATTAAAAATGCCAAAATTTGGATTTTTCAGTCTTAAATCTGGAAGGCAAACCAGGATATCCATTTCATTAGCATTCTTTATTAACTCTTTTATTTCTTGCTGTGGATCTATTTTATCTTTTGCAAATTTTAAATAAGATACAAAAAATGCTTCTGGAAAATGAGCTTTTGCATAAGCCGATAGGTATGCGTTCATAGCATAGGATATTCCGTGAGATTTATTAAATGAATATCTTTGACTTTTTTCTATCCATCCAAAGATCTCTTCTGCTTCTTGTATATTTACAACGCCTAGTTTTTTTGCTCCGTCTAAAAATTTCTGTTTAACTTTAGCCATTTCTTCAGGTTTTTTCTTACCAATGGCTTTTCTTAAAGAATCAGCTTCTTGTAGATCAAATCCAGCCAAATCTTTTGCTATTGACATGGCTTGTTCTTGATATATCATCTCTCCGTATGTTGTACTGAGAGATCTCTCTAATGATTCATGAAAATAATTTATAGACTCTAATCCATTCTTTTTGTCTATATAGTGATTGGTTACGCTTTTACCTTCTCTAATTGCTTCCAAGCACCCTGGTCTTAAAATACTAATCAGACCAGATAATTGTTCTATATTTTCAGGCTTAAGCTTTTTTGCCATCATTTGCCCAAGCCTAGATTCTAACTGAAAACAGCCTTTTGTGTTGCCAGAAGAAATTAGTTCCCATGTTTTTGAGCATGATAAGTTTATAGATTCTATCTTGGGAGAGAAGACAAGCTTATGTTTATCTCCAGATGATCCTATTATATCAAAACAACATCCACAATCAAATGACCATTTAGGCATTTATAAAAGATCCTTTGAATTTAACCTTATTAGATAGGCTTCTATGTAGTTTTAAAAATCTAGTCATAATGTCTGCTGTATCTTTTACGTCCTTTAGTGCATCGTGAGCATTGTCTTTATTTATGCCAAGATAGTCTCTTAGATTATCTAATGTATAGTTTTTTAACTCATTATTGTATTCGAACCAATAAAATAATAAGTTCATAACATCAATAACATCTCTTGGATAGAATAAAGAAGATCTTCCTTCTTTATTAAGATTATTATGTTTTTTACTTAATCTTTCTATAATACGCAAATCAAATCTATTAATATTAAATCCAGCAGCAATTGGTGCAGAAAAGCAGGATTTTTTATTTCCCTTTGATTTAATGTGATACATTTCAAGATAAGAGACAAACATTTTCCAGCCAGCCTCTTGTGACTGGTATTTTTTCCATGAGTCAAGGATTGCTGCTTTAGAACATCCTCTAACTTTGGAATGAAAATCCAAAACATCACTGTCCTCATAGGCATAACTTGTATTATTTTCTAAAAGTTCTGGCTTGAGATTTATATTAAATTCTGAATCTTTGACTATTTCTAATTTTATTGGATCAATAACAACAGCAGCGATTTGTACTGGACTGCAAACATCCGGGTTAATCCCGTCCGTTTCCATGTCGAAAACACAGATTTTTTGAAAATTAGGCATTAATAGTTACCGTTGTTGAAGCTTGGACAAATGTTTTGGTTGCTGGATTATTTGCATCCTGAGCATTTATAGATCTGCAACAACTAACTCTGACTTCTTGTATCTTTATATAATCGACGCCATTTAAATTGAATCTTTCACCGACTGCTAATTCAGAAAATACTTTATTCATATTAAACTCCTTCTAATGATAATATTTGAGAAATATTCATGATTTTATCTAACATTGCTATTCCAAGAATATCAAATTTGATTACACCTAAAGATTCAAGATCTTGCATTTCCATACCAGCTATTAATTGTTTATTTTTACTATCGTAAACCATTGGGCATATTTCTGATAATTTTTCTTGAGATATTACAACACCAGCAGCGTGTTTTGATTGGTTAGACTTAGTGCCCTCTAAACGAATAGCCTGCTCAAATCTTTTAGCGAGGGGTCCGGATAGAGTTCCATCATCTAATAAATAACACCATTCCTTGAGTTTGTCAACATTATTCTCTAAAGCCCAGCGTATAATAGAAGCCTCTCCTGTTTCTTCTTTCATTTCTTGCAATTCATCGGCTATCTTTGCTTCATCGGGTATGTACTTTGTTATTTTATTCATTTCGTCGAAAGATATATTACCATATACTCTCAATACCTCTTTAAGTGCTCCTCTCCCTTTCATAGTATTGTATGTTATCATCTGAGAGACTTTATCATGACCATACTTATCTTTAATATATTCGACAACAGCTTCTCTCTTATTAATAGGAACGTCAACATCTATATCTGGCATGGACACTCGATCCTGTGTATTTCTTCCTGCATTATAGAATCTTTCAAATATTAGATCATTTTTGATGGGATCTATACTAGTTATTCCTATCAAATATGAGACCAGACAACCGGCCGCACTACCTCTTCCTGGTCCTGGTAACCACCCATTAGACGATACATAATTAACTATGTCCTGCACTATTAAAAAGTAGCTAGACAGACCAGCCCCTTGTAAAACAGACAGTTCGTATTTGATTCTATTAACGTATTCTTCTTGTTTATCTTGATCTATAATATTTGCTATTTTATCTTTCCAGCCATTCCTACATAACTGTCTAAGATATTCGTCCGGATTATCATTATTTGGACATTGAAATAATGGCAACATTGGTTTGTTGGTTATATCATAGTCTTCACACATAGAAGCTAATTCTAATGTTGCTTCTAATTCATTATGATTATGTATTTCGCTCATTTCTTCAAAAGAAGGAATATGATACTTATCAGATTTAAAAAAACAAGACATAGGAGTATCTTCATCAGATATAAGTTTTCTATTAATATCTGTTAATGTTGTCTTAAGATTATTACACAGTAGAATCCTCTGATCAACAGCGTCTTCAGATTCACAATAATGAGCATCTGGTGTGGCTATTACTCTAGTATTTGTTATTTGTGCTAATCTTCTAATTTCTTTTGTAAGATCAATTTGATCTTTATTTTGTTCTTGGTCTATTAATTGAGCTTCTAGAAAAAAATTATTTTCTCCAAATCCGTCTTTCAACTTTTGAATAAGATTAATAGTAGTATTAGAGTCATTGTTTTTTATGCTATTTGCAACTAATGATCCAAGATGACCAGCAAAACCTATAATATTACCATCTAAGTATGGCAATAAAGTATCTATATCTATTCTTGGTTTATGATAAAAAATATCAGGATTATTAGACCTGGAAATAATTTTGATTAAAGATTTCCATCCATTATAGTTTTTAGCCAGAACTATAAAATGGCTTAATTTAGCATTATCAGGAGTTTTGATTGTACAATCATTATCAGATAAATATAGCTCACAACCTAATATCGGTTTGATACCATATTTTTTCATAGACGAATAGAACTGTACAGCGCCAGATATTGTTCCATGATCTGTTATAGCACAAATCTTAGATCCAATTTTTTGGCATCTTTTAGCTATTTGTTCTGGTTTACTGAGCCCATCCAAAAGTGAATAATGAGTCACTTAGGAATGGACGTGTAAAGGGGCATATTCCTTAATCACGTCCATCATTTATTCTCCTCTATGCTTCCTGGAGCCTTATATTTACCAAACGAATGATTTGGGTGTTTGTATGATTGTACCACAGAATCCATGCCATGCAACTCTAAATCGTGTTTGATTTGTTCGCATTTTGTCATAAACTCGCCCTGCTTACATGTTTGACTATCTCTATATTCTAAAATTGGTAAAATATTAGAATCAGAAAAATTTGTTTTACCAAAATGACATAGTTTATTACACATCCAACTTTTATGTAATTTTGGTTTTTTTGACGATTTTATAATTTCAAATTTTTGTCTTAACATATCTTCTGTTTTTTGAAGATCACTCTTGTCAAAACATATTGAAAATGGACCACCATCATTTATAAAATATATTGAAAATATAATATGATCTATATTTGGATATAGCTGACTAATAGCATAATGATATATTCTTAACTGCGGATCATTTTCTAGTTTTTCTTGAGTTTTTTCTTGACCTGTGGCCCAATCTAGTCTTCTGCCTGTTTTCCAGTCAATTATTTCTATAGTATTATCATTAACAAGAGTGATTAGGTCTATTGTACCTTTTAAGGCAAGATTACCAGATATTATACCATCATCAGTCTTGAACGAGTATTTTGACCACGACTTATTTATAGTAAAGTCAAAGTGCTGTTCTGGTTCAAGAATTTTTCTATTTCTTGGATCAAACATACCATCATTGAATTTAATAGCTTTATATACCCACTCACTACAGTCCTTTTTATCTTTTGGACTCCATTTATGATGTTTTGCAGATAACGAGTAATGATTGTATATTAAATCAATAATATTGTCTAAATCATAATTAGTAATGTCTATAATGCCTGCTATATCATCATTTATAGTTAATTGATTATCTTGTTCTGCTTTTTTAATAACAGCTAAAATTTCTAATACTTTATGAACTATCGTTCCTTTATCTGCTTTTTGTCCAGACGGACCTCTCCATCCAAGAACGTATTCTATAAAATACTGTTGCTCACACATTGAATGAGCATTAAAGCTTGAAGACCTAAAATATGTTATTATAATGAGAGTATTCCTTTATCCATAAGATATTGATGTATAAGTTTATTTTGTTCTCCAATAGTCATATGAGTATTTTCAATAATAAGATCAAAATTTTCAGTAGAATATCTTTCAGGATCTAATGCTGTTTCACTATCGTGATCAGAACCATATGGATTTCGTGTCAATTTTATTACTAATCCTCCAGCATTTTGAATTGCTTCAACTTCATTAGGAAATCTACAATCGGCAATAATAGCTAATTTTGGTTGTTCTAATTTAATTTTATTAATTGTAGCCGATGCCCAAACATTATTTTTCATTTTACGAAACAGATCTGTACCAACAAATTGCATAACCTCTCGTGCGGTTAGTCTAGTATCTTGCCAATAACAATCTGTAAATGTATTTTTATTTTCATCACTACCATAGCATTGGTCATATGATAAGCCTAAAATATTCATACATATATCTTTTTTTAATGGATCTGCAAAGTTATATATTTGTGGCGTTCCTAACAAAGAACCAGCATAACAATTAGCTACAAATTCGGAGCATGTTGTTTTTCCTGATTGTTTTCTTCCTGCGAATGCTATTATTTTTGTCATAAGGATAATTTTTCTAATTCGGGTAATATTTCTTGTCTGATCTCATCAATACTCATCGAGGCTATGTCTTCTTTTTTTATCGTTATATTATGGATATTATATATTTTTTGACATTTTTTTATCATGGCATCTGTTGCTTTTTTACCAGCATCGTCATTATCCATAATAAGAATTAGTGTCAAAGCTCCAGAAATATCTAATAACATTTTCTGTTTATCAGATAACGAGCAGCCAAAAATAGCGACAGAATTATGTATTCCTGATTCTTCTAGTCTCCAAACATTACCTGGACTCTCTACAATAATAGCGCATCCAGTTTTTTTAATAAAATCTTTTGCGAACCAATAATTGTATAAATATTCTTGTGTTTTAAAATCTTTATTATGTCTCCATTTTGACATTAGCCAAGAATATTCATCTTTTGGACAGGATACCGAACTGTCATGGAAGCATGAGCATTGTTCGCATTTTTCATGTACGCTTCTTCCAGTACAACCAACCATATATTTATAGTCAATATCATATACTGGTACTACGGCTCGACTTGACATTTCCTTATTGCTTGTTGTGCAATCTCCAACATCATATTTATTTAATATATTTTCAGAGAATCCCCTATCAATAAAATATTGTGATGGAATAGTTAGAGATTTTCTAATCTGTTGTTTTGTTACTCTTGATTGATTATTATTTTGTTTAATATTGATATAATTAATAGTATTGACAAAACTACTTTTTTCTATCGTTTTCTTGTCTATTTTTATATCTGATAAGTTTTGTTTTATAAAATTTTGTGCAAATTGCAGTGCCTCGTCAAAAGAGCATACTGTGTCTCCATTTTTAATCCAATTATGGTTATTGTGAGATATTATGCCTCTAATAAATCCAATAATTGAAGATTTAAATACTTCTTCACAATTATGTGTTCTGCATTTCCAGTTACCTCTATATGTATCGCCTTCTGGATATAGATTTAATGCGGATGAATTGTCTCCACCATGTATAGGACAACTCATAGTTATCATCTTAGATAACCTCTTGTATTCTATACCAAAATAATCTAATAAAGATTCTATATTATCGCATAGCTTATCTGATAATAGTTTTAATTTATGCTGATTATACGAAACTGATTTCTTCTTCATTGTTGTCTTCATTTACGATAAATCCGTCTTTTTGATTTTTAATACCATTAGATATTTCTAGTTTTGTTTGGCCCTCTGTGATTTTTGCACACCATCCTTTGAGGCCAAAATTAATATAATCATTATCGTCTAGACATCCACCGTGTCTGGATATTAAAGGAATAAGTTTTCTATTCCCACTTTTACCAGAGTCCTCAGCCATCTCTTCATCTGATTTTCTTTTGAATATAGAAAAATTACTACATAACCAAATAATTCTATCTGATCCAGATGCCGTGTCTGTGCTTTCTTTACTAATACCATCTCTATTTAATTGTATAAAACTTAAGATAGGTACTTGATATTTAACAGCAAAATTGTGTAATGCTGTCATCATAAAACCTAGAATCTGATATTCCTTTAAGTCTTGACTAATTCCAGCACTATCCATTAGTTTTAAATAATCATATACAATAACACAATCCTTTGCTGTTCCATCTGGATTCAGTCCGACATCTTTACACAACCATCTTCTCATTATACTTAGTTGTTCATCAAAAGGCTTACCGGCAATTGACTTATAATATAATTTTGTATTTTTCAGAGATTCTGTGGCATCGTTTATTTTTTTATTGGTTGCTGGAGTAGCAGCAAATTTGCCTGTTTCTATACTATTAATTTCTGTCTCTGTCATCATAGCCAATATTCTATGAATATGGTCCTTAGTACTCATTTCTGTATCCATATTTAATACAGGAATACCTAATTTATTTGCTATAAAAAATCCTATATTATCTGCCAATAATGTTTTTCCTACCTTTGGTCTTGCTGCAATAACATTTACGGTTCCTTTTCTAAAACCTCCACCAATAGCATGGTCATATATGGGAAACCCTGTTGATATGCCAAGCTGATCAACCGGATTGCTTTTTAAGTATTCGATATAATTATCTATATCATCGCCAATGGATTTCGGCTCATTATCATTAGACAAGTGAGAGCCAAAGTCTAACAGAGTATCTTCTGCTATAGATAATATTGACGATATAGGTTCTGAACCAGTAACATCTAATAATTTTTCTTGTGCTGCTTCTAGCTCTTTATGTAAGGATCTTGCTATATCTAGTTTTTTGATTTTGGTTGCAAATTGATTTATATTCGCTATATTTGCTGGAAAATCTAAAATAGCCTTTAAATGTTGAGCCTCTTCTTTTTTGCTAAAGATATGAGAGAAACCCAAATCTTGAGAGGCAGAATATATTGATGCTATGTCAAGAGTACTAACCTGACCATTGGAAAATATATGTTTAATACAGCTATAAATAAGTTGATTACTATCTATAGTAAAACAGGATTCATTTATAATATCGTTAATTTCATAATAAGCTTTTTCACCGTGTTGCATAATGCAACTCAGAACAGCTCTTTCTGCTGATGGATCACACAAAACCATTATCCCGGCTCCTTTGAACATCTGTTACATTTATATCTATTTGGGGCGTCATTCATTAATGCTGGATTAATACTATCTTCTGTTCCACATACTCTACATTTTACTTCGACAGGAGTAAATTCCCTTGATCTTATTGTTGGTGGATATTTTGATAATAATTTATCTACTTCAAGATCTTCCTTATGAAGGTTTTTCTCCATCATTAAGTCAAATCTGTTTGAAGATTCTGATTTTTTATTACGAGTAGTCGATTTTAGTGGAGCAGTATTTATCTGTGGGATCTTTCCTCTTTTACGTCTAGGTTTCTCTACTGTCTCAGCAACAGATTCATTCTCCTCTGAGTCTGATGATAGACCCTTTTGTAAAATTGCTATGAGTTGTTTTATGTCGTCATTATCAAGAGGCATGTTTCACCTTGGTTCTTTGTATAGAAAGAAGTATATCTGATAAATTTTTAATATTATTAGCCAAATAACTTAATCTGTCCATTCTTTGTTGGGCATATTTTTTAATTTTATACAGATTTGATGCCCTATCATTATGCTTAATAGCCTGTAAAGATTTTTCTAAATAACCATATCCTTTATAACTATTTATTTCATCTGCTATTGTTTCTTTAATGCTCTCTTCTGCCCAGTTAAATCTGGCTATTTCTCTATTCAAACTACGCTGTAAATAAAAACCGAATTGAGATAGTCTATATGAAATTTGAGCACAATCTTCTGGATTTAATTTCTCTATTTGATCCCTAGACATACTAAGATAGTTATTTATTTCTGCTTCAGGAACTGAGCAGCCTGAAGAGTATTCTGGAAGAGACAGTGTTTTTTCATAGTCATCTAATATTTTATCCCAATACTGTATTTCTTCTTGTGTTGTTTTATTCATATTTTAGTTTTTCTTTCCATTCTGATTCAGATTCATTGTGTGCTAACACTATTTGCCTAATATTATTTTTTTCACACCATTCTGTTTTCTCTTTATCTCTTTTTTGAGATTTCAAAAAGTTTAAAATATTGTTGTGATAAAATGGAACAAATTTAAAATGCTGTTCTCCATGTACTTCTATGCATAGTTTAGCAAGAGGTAAGTAAAAGTCAAGATACAGCGTTTCAGATTTTCTTAAAGGTATAGAAACTTCTTCCAAGATTTGTAAAGTTGGAAAAGTATCTATTATTAGTTTTCTCGCCATCAAATGGAAAGAAGACTTATTGGTTAGTTTACCCTTTGCTATATGACCTGTCAAGTGCCAATTATGGATGTTTCCATCCAAATCTATAATTTTCATTTGATTCCCAAAACACTCTTAACATCTTGTTCTATTTTTGTGTATGCTTCGCTATTATCTAAAAGAAAAGCTCTTACTTTTTCGGTTCCTTGAAATTTTGGTTTATCTTCTAAATTTGTTATGGTATACCATGCACCGCCCTTGTTAATAATACCAACATCACAAGCAAGATTAATAAGTTCTGTATATCTATCAATACCCTGACCATATCTAATATAACTAGTTGTAACAGCCCCAGGAGGACCAAGAGCAGAACAAACAACTTGCCATTCTATTTCTTGTCCTATTTGTGTATTATCGGTACCAACAACCCATGGCTTAAATGTTTTTGCTCGTAATTTTATATCTGTTTGATAAGCAATAGCTTGTCCACTCTTCTCCTTAAATTCTGCACCATATCCTGTTGGATTGCCCATAAGATGTGTGATACCTATAACTATATTTTTATTTACTGGAATAACATTAGCTACTTTTCGACAAAATTTAGCTAATAGCTTTGCTCCATCTGCTCTTTGCATTTTATCCATATCGCTTGTAATTTCAGCTTCTGTACATAAAGCAGAGTAGGAGTCTATGATAAGGACACATCCTGGAGCCTCATTAATAATCCTTTCAGCAATTTGTAGATATTCCTCACCATGTAATATCTTTCCTTGTTGACTTCCTATAATATGAAATCTTGATAGGTCTAGACCTGGAATGCCTTCTAAGTCTCTTTTCTTCAATCTACCTTCAATGTTAAGGTAATACACTTGTCTTCCTTCCTTAAAGGAACCATAAGCATATTCTTTCTTTTGTGCTGTAGCAGAGAAGTCCAGGGATGTTGTTGTTTTACCACATTTAGGCTGACCAGTTAATACAACAAAACTGCCCTCTGGAATCCCGCCATTCAAAGCAATATCTAGTGATGGACCTACTGGAATAGTAAGAACTTTTTTATCTACCAGAGCATTGCCTGTTAGGATAATTTCGTCACCAAAATTTTTAATCACGTCCTCTTTTAGTGTCATTCTAATTCCTCTAGTCTTGAAATAATGCTATTTGTCTTTTGGTTTGGTCTAAGAGTCAACTTGTCTTTTCTATCAAATTTTTGTGTTAATATAGTATTTTGAGCGTTGATCTCGTTTTGCATTTTTTCTATTATAGCCGGTAGATGAGGGGCTCGCAATGAATATATTCTTTCTGCATCCTTGTGTCTAAGTGCTGCTATAATTGCTTTTGCATCATATTTTTCAATTAGCTTATTGGCAGACGCTATCTGATTTCTATAGAATGCAGACCAAGATTTTGTTGTCCAAAATCTATAATGCAAATCTGTTTTATCTTTTCTTGCTTTATTTTCACATATTAGTTCTGTTATATATTGTACTGCTGATACTGATTTTCCATTTGAATACTTTGAAGTATATTTATCCATTGTTCTTTGGTCTAAAAATAGAGCTTTCATTGTTCATAGGGTGTGTCTTATGTCTCATAGCATCATGTTGTTCAGAAGCTTCTTTTGTCATGATCGCTACATTCTTAGTCTTTTTGACAGAAGTTTCCGTTATCATATTCGATGTTTTGGCTGGACTTTGTTTTGCTTCTATATTATTGTTCTGATTGGACGTTCCATATTTCTCTAATGTTTTTATAACCTGTTCTATGTTAAGATCAAGCTCTGATGCTATACTTTCTTGTGTGGTTCCTTGATTGGCTAACCATCTTATAGCATATATTTGTGTTTTATTTAGTTTTGACATTATATATCCTCTCTTTCAGCGTTTAAAATCCACGAAGTATTAGTTGTTTTAAGGAACATCAAATAGAAATCGAATACTTTTTTATTTACTTCCTTAAATATCATTGTCTCTTGACCGATAGAATGTAATAGTTTTATATTTTTTGTTTCTGGTAAATCTAATGTTGGATTAAATAATTTTTTAGTATCATCTATCCTAATTAGATATTTAGGAATACCATTTGGTTTATATTTTATTTTTGCTAATACTTTATCATCTTCTGTTTTTAGTCTAGGATTATTTTGATCGTCAATAAAATCTTTATCTTCTAATAAACAAAAAAATCTATCTTTATTGGCTTCTGATTTTTCAGAATGATTTTGTGTAAAAATAAATTGATTATCTTTCATGGTTTTGAACTTTCTTGTATGCCGTTGATCAAACAGTTTTCTATATAGTCAAAGAATGTTTTCATAAATATTTCATAGTCTTTATCTATTGGCACAGGAATATGGAAATTCTTAGAACAAACTTCTCTGGTTCCTGTTAGTTCTCCCTTTTCATTTTCCATTAAGACCGAAGCATTTATAGCAAATACTATTTCATGAGCACATGATATTAATTTTTTATTGTCTTCAAATTCATAGTCCTTATTAATTTCTAGAATATTTTTTAATTCTTCTATACTCAGATCCTGTATCTCTTTTAGTTTTTCGTTCATTTCGTCTTGGTTTAACATTATATCATGTCCATTTTATTTTGTTTTGTTTCTTAAGTCTAGTCATTCCTTTAGGAAGTGGTTTTTCACTAGGTTCTTCTTTATAAGAATTATGCTTTATATACAAAGCATTTTTTTCATCCTCAGTCATTCTGTCTCTATTCCTGTTAGCTAAATCTCCAATCGTTTTTAATTCAGTGTCAGATTTTTTGACAGAGGAGTTTAGCGTCAGCATGTCTATACTATAATTACGATCAGTTGTTTTTTTCTTGCATACTGGACAAGTAGGATGTTCTGTATAGTCCTTAATATAGAAGAATAATTCAAAATCAGCCTTACAGCTATTGCATAAGTATGAGTATGTCGGCATAGAGTTATATTTCTCGTTGGGCAGAGATTAAGAATTTCTTGCTTTTTGTTTTCAAAAAAGAAATATATTGATTAAAAATGCTCTGACTAACTTCTGTAAAGATTTGTTCGTTTTTACAAACCTTATTTATATATGATTGATTTTTGGTCGTAATAGATAGTAGTGATGATTCTTCTATAGGATTATAAAGATTATTATTTGAATCTGTTAATATATAATATCTATACTGTAAAGTTTTATTATGTAAATCTTTTGACGAATAGCTTTTTGTTGCTTTAGCATAAATCTTATCAGATTCTTTTGTTGTTCTAGGATCTCCATTATCATCAATAAAAGATTCTGAACCATTTATTGTATAAAATTTGTCTTCTGTTGTATCTCGTGTAGAAATTTTATAATCAGATGCATTTACTCTCATTATTGATATAACCTTCTATGAACGGTGTCCACTCTGGAAAACTACCACTTATAGTAAAAAAGTCACGATACCACGGCAAGTACACAGAACAATATTTGGGAATAATTGGCTGATTAAGAAGTATCATATTGGCTTCTTTGGGTGTTTTGTTTCCTTTTTTATTATTACATTCCCAGCAACAAGTTACAATATTAGTCCAGTTTGTACATTTATGTTTATTCTTTATATCAAATCTACTTTTTGGAATAACATGATCATATGTTAATTGTGCAATTGATAATTTCTTAGCGCAATATTGACAGGTATAATTATCTCTTATAAATAAATTTCTACGAGAAAAATTAATATTCTTGCGATAAAGATTAAAAAATTGCCGAATTTTTGCTACAGCAGGAACTGGGTGCTTTTTACCACAACTACCTTGTATAAATTCATCATTGTAATAAGATATTATCTCAATAGCATATTTATGCTCTGATGTATATTTCATAGACCATATAATAGCCTTCTTCCAAGATATTATATGTATAGGAGTATAGTCTGCATTTAATAGCAGGCATTTCTTATGTTCTATTTCTTTCATAAATATCTAATTTAGATAGAATATCTGATATGATCGCATTTCTAATAATATCAGATGATTCTAGTTTACAATATCCTATTCCAACAACACCTTCAAGAGCTTCTATCATTGTGATAAAGCCGCCTTGTAAATGTCTGCTAAGATCTGACTGTCCTATATCACCGGTTAGCACCATTTTACTTTGTTGACCAGTTCTTGTCAATAACATCTTTAATTGCTCATATGATGCATTTTGGCACTCATCTGCCACAATAAAACAATTATGAAAATTTCTACCTCTCATCAATCCTAATGGTACGACTTCTATTTTATTATTAAGTTTGAATGATGCATATTGGGCTGGAGTAATGAAATGATGAATTTCATCAATGATTGGTAATAAATAAGGATGAAGTTTTTCTTCTGCTGATCCTGGAAGATATCCTAATTTTTCTCCGGCTTCTATAACTGGTCTTGTTATTATAATTTTATTAACTTTATTTTCTAGTAGTGATTCTATTGCCATACCAATAGCAATATGTGTTTTTCCACTACCAGCCAATCCTTGACAAAATGTAATTGTATTATCTATAATAGACTTAACATAGTTTTTTTGGTTTTCTGTTCTTGGTTTTAATTTATTTCTATAAGATAGTGCGGTTGGTTGAATATTATTTGTAGCATCGATAACCCTTTGTTTGTTCTTACCAGCTTTATTATTTTTTTTCAATTGAGCCTCTCTTTATAGAAAGATGTAAGCAATCATATATAATATAATACACCTTACCATAAAATATTATTTAGTTCCAGATGACCCAAATCCTTTCTCAGATCTTTCAGAATCACTCAAATTGTCGCTCCAATCGAATGATTCTTTATGATATGTTTCTATAATTAGTTGAGCGATTTTATCACCAATATTGATTTCATAGGATTTTTCTTTGTCTGTATTATATACAATAACACCAACAGTACCTCTGTATCCTTCGTCTATAACACCAGCTAAAATATCTAGTCCATGTTTAAATGCTAGACCAGATCTTGGTGCTATACGACCATATACATTTTCTGGCAATTCTATAGTTATACCGGTACTAATTAAAGCTCTCGTTAATGGTTCAACGACTTTATGCTCAACAGAGTATAAATCTGCACCAGCATCATTATTGTTCGCTCTAGTAGGTAGTTTAGCTTCTGGATGTACGCTTTTAACTTTTATCATTTATGCCTCACATGACGAACAGGTTAAAATACTTCGTACTAATTCTTGAGCAGGATTGGACGATCTTTGATAGTAAAATGTTTTCACTCCATTCTCCCATCCGTATATCAATAACTCACTAACTTCTTTAGCTTGAGAATTTGGTGGAATCATTAAGTTTAGAGAAATAGCTTGATCAATATATTTTTGTCTTTGAATGTTTTGAATAACAATTTCTTTCTGAGAAATTTCTCCAAAAGTTTTAAAGATATCTTTTTCTTCCTGTGATAAAAAGTCTAGATGTTGTACAGATCCTCCTCTTATCAGTATGTCTTTCCAGATATTTTCTTTATCTTGATCTTTATCCTTTAGTAGTTTTTTTAAATATGGATTTTTATATGTAAAATTACCCTTAGCTAATTTTTTAACAAAATAATTTGAATTAAGAGGCTCAATAGATGGACTTACTTGACCAAGAATAAAAGAACTTGAGGTTGTTGGAGCAACAGCTAATGTTGTTACATTTCGTCTACCATATCCTTTTATTAAAGGAGGTTCTCCTAAAAGTTTGGCTAATTCAGTTGTTGCATTATCCGCTTTAGTCCTAATTGTTTTCCAAATTTCTGTATTTAATAATTTAGCCTGCATAGATTCAAAACTAATCATTTTAGACTGCAATAAAGAATGCCATCCAAGAACACCCATGCCCAAAGCTCTTTGGTTCATGGCAAAGTTTCTAGCAGATTCCATGAATCTTAAATTTTTTGTTTTACGAATAAATTCTTCATTAACAGAATCTAAGAAATATATTAATGTCTCTATAGCGTCTGTATCTTTTATTTCATCCCAATGAAGAAGATTGAGAGAAGACAGAACACAAACGAATGAATTTTGTTCATCAGTATATAAGGTTATTTCTGAGCATAGATTACTATTCTTGATCTTTAGTTTTTGATCTATATATGGTTGTGGAGCACTATTATTAACATTATCTATGAATACAAGATAAGGATATCCTGTTTCAAATCTTTTTTGAATAATTTTAGCCCAAATTTTTCTCTTATCCTTATCACCGTCAACCATATCTTTCATCCAATCATCAGTTATTGTAACACCAATACTCATGTTTTGAATATTGTGTCCTTCTGATCTTATTTGCAAAAACTCATTAATGTCTGGATGTTCTATTGGTAAATAAGCAGCAAATGACCCTCTACGTGCTGACCCTTGAGATACAACTTCGGCAACTTTATCAAAAAGCTCCATAAAATGTACAGGACCACTAGATTCTCCTCCAACACTAATTTTTGCTCCTCTTTCTCTTAAGTCTCCAAAGAACCCTGATGTTCCTCCACCAAGTTTACTCATCATTCCAACTTCTGCTACTTTATCTAATATCCCATCCATAGTATCAGGAATATAAGAACTAAAACATGAAACAGGTAGTCCTCTATTATTCCCATAGTTTGTCCATACTGGGGTTGATAATGAATAAAAACCCCTACTCATATAGTCTTCAAACTTGTCTGCAAATCCAGGAATATGTAAAATACTCTCTGCATTTTCTGCAATCTGTCTAACTCTTTCTTCTGGAGTGACGCCTTCTTTTAGATAGCCTCTCTCAAGAAAAATTCTACTATGAGAATTTAACCAGTAATATTTCTTATTCATATTCCTTATTTGTCCTAATTAAATAAATCTTCTTCTGTAAAACTTTGTGTGCTTTTTGCATATTCTACTGGTCTGCTATGGAAAAAATCTGTCATATTATTTCCTAGTACCTGTTCATCAAACCATGATGTTTTTGCTATTACTTCTTCATCAACATCGAATACAGGATCAAACCCTATCTTAACTAATGATTCATTCATCCTGTTCTTAATAAATTCTTTTAAAAGTGGTGAATTTAATTTATCATGATCGTAGCCATTTACTATCCACTCTATTATTTGGCACTCATATTTGATAGCTTCTGATGCTTCTGATATGATTTTATTTTTTAGTTCATCATCAAATAATTCTGGATATTCTTCTTTTATAGCATTGATAATTTTTATACCTATCATAGCATGTAGATTTTCTTCTCTAGATGTATATTCTACTTGCTTGTTTGTATCCTTAAGCAGATTTCTATATCTACCAAACCAACTTATTGTATAAAATTGAGAAAACAAAGCAATATTTTCAACAAATAATGTAAATAGTATTAGTGAATAAACAAATTGTTTTTTATTATTTTCATGGAATTTATGTAAGTGTTTCCTGAGATAGTTTACTCGTCCTTTGATAATATCTAATTTTAGAATTTCATCAAAACTATCATCAATACCTAAGACTTCTAATAGTCTTTCGTATGCATCTCCATGAATAACTTCTACATTTGCCATTACGTATCCCATATCGTTAATAGATGGATGGGGTAAATTATCTCCTAATTTGGCCCAAAATTTCTTTACAGATATTTCTAATTGACCTATTGTGGATAATGCCCTGATAACAATCTGTTTTTCTTGATCTGTTAAATTAACAAGAAAATCTTGCACATCGCTTTGAAAACTAAATTCTCTGTGTGTCCAAAAACCATTGTGCATCGCCTCTATAAAGTCTTGTGTCCAAGGATAGTGATCTGGTTTTCTAGTAATTTGTTCATCAAATATCATTTACTTATTCCTTTATATTGTATTTTACGCAGAGTGGCGCGGATTGTTGTAAAATTTTAGGTGATATCATAATACACCGCAAAGATTCTTAATCCACGAAAGATCAGGTTTTACTATTAGTATTTCTATTCCGCTCATTCTTACAAAGTCATCAAATCTTTTTTTTGCTTCGTTATCGAATAATTTTGTTCCGTGATCATCTGTCATAAAAACTTTTGTAACACCCTCTTGCCACAAAGCCATGATGCAGTCATTGCAGCATTGACCGGTAACATACGCAACGCCATTATCCGGCCTAACAACACAATTGGATAAAGCATTTCTTTCGGCATGAATCATCCATGGATATTTTTCTGGCCTAGTCTTTGGCAATTGTTGATCGTCTAGTCCTCTGGCAAAACCATTATATCCAGCACCCAAAATTCTATTATTTGAATCTGTAATGACACAACCGTGTTTTGTATGAACATCATGACTACGTTGAGATACAACTTTAGCCATGCCTAGAAAATAGTCTGTCCACGATGGTCTCATGAAGATATGATACTCGACGCTGATCAAAAGTCAACAGTGTTTTTTATATCGTATCGAGTATGATTTTTGGTGTTGAGAATTCTTGAACTATATAATCAATATTTTTAGTCGTCTTATTTGGTAATTTATTGAGATTAAGATTTTTTATTTTTTTAGAAATAGTATTGATATCATTATTATGATCGTATAAAACAATGAAGTTCTCTAGTTTTTCTTTTGGATGCTCGTAATGTATGTTTTTGTCTAGTACTATGATTTTTTTATTCATATATAGATTTTCTAATACAACAAATGGACAAGGATCGGATATGCTAGTTAAGAAAAAATAGTCCAGAATATTAAAATATTTATATGGATTCTTTGTTGCTGGAACAATAAATAGATTTTTGATACTCCTGTATTCGTCATCTATTTTTTTAGAATCTGCTCCAATCCATAAAAACTGTAGATAAGAATGTTTAGAGCATAAATTAGCAAAAAGATCGAAATTTTTTCTTTTACATACGGTTCCACACATTCCTATAATAATCTTATTCATGTCTAGTGGATATTTTCCATTAATACTAACAATAGGATGATCTATATTTTCTTGTTTTAAAAGATCTATCTGAGATTGTTCTTCTGTTGGTAAGAATGGTGGAGAAATGTGGATATTGGTAAATCCTTTAGATATAAATTCATTTTTAATTTTTTCCGTTACCACATAAATTGGTTGATTTTTTAATAAATTATTGTATTTATCTTTAGTAAATATACTAAAACCATTATATGTTTCATGAAAATATAGCGTTGTATATTTTAATTCTTCTATAAATTTAGATATATATAGTAAATAAATATTTAATGAATTAGAATATATTTTGGATGGATTACTTTTATTAATAATTTGTTTTAATAGATGCATATTGTTTAGATGATATGTTTGATTTTCAACATTTAAAGCATTAGTTGGCAGAATGTCAACAAATAATACCTTTAAATTTTGTTTAATTAAATGATGATATATATTTACTAGAGCTTTCGGCGCTCCGGTTAAAGATGATGAGTGATTAATCAATAATATATCTGTTTTTTGTATCTTATCTATACTTTTGCTGGATATTTCTAATATATCACCATACTCGTAATCTGTTAAATATTCTCTTTTCTCTTGTATTCCGTGTCGTAAAAAATGTAACGTAGCATCCTGATCAGAGAAATAAGATAAATCAACATTTAAAATTTTATATATTTTTGGATTAAATTTATAATTATGTAAAATATTTTCATATTGTTTTAAAGTAAGCGTCTCATCATTGGATAATTTCTTTTTATAATTCCTATGTTCACTCTTACCATATAACATATAATGAATTTTTGCTTCTATTTCTGTAGTGAATTCATAAATATGCATCAGATCTGGACTATTATTAATATATGCGTTCCAATCAAAATCATCAGGAATCAGACACGGATGATCTATTAAGAGTTTATGAAAAATTGGATTTTGTATCAGATCTTTAACTGATTGAATTTTTTGCATTTCTTTCTCTTATTATGGTATTTTTATCTATTATATTATATTTTTGATATATTTTTGTTGGCATATGAAACCACTCTATAGTCATGTCGTTATGTCTTTGATCAACAATATTTCCATATGCATTAAGATCTTCTTCTAAATAGCAATGGTTATTATATGTTTTAATTAAAGAAAAATATTTACCATTAGGAGCTTGATCGTTTAATATCTTAATAATATCATATTCAGGAAAATTAAATATTTTATTGTCTTGTTTTATAATATATCCGAATATTCTTTCTAAAGAATGAGAATATGTTCCATTTGATTTATCGTCTACTTTTCCTTGTTCTTTTTTTAGATAAAAGTTTAATTGATCACATACTTCTGGAGTGAAATATTTGTGATAAATTGATGTTTTTGAACAGAACATGTTTCCGGCAGGAAATGACGAGTTTGCAACATGATCATAGTTCATGTTTATCATATTGCTAATTTTTTGTATAATTTCAGTATTCTTGCCTTCTCTTTCTTTTAGTAAAAGATTTTCGTTACAGATCATTCCAACATTTGGGTCCGATAATCTTATAATATTATTATCAAATATCTTTTTAGATCCTATGAGACCATTCAATAAAACAGATCTCCACTGAATGATGTTCTTGACGCCCCACAGTGACTTCTTAGAGTGTATTTTAATAAATACTGGTTCAGACACCATTTGGATCTGATTTAAAAATGGCGCAACGTCACAGCCATAGTTATTTTGATAATATATTCTATAATCAAATAAATCAATATCACGTTTTATATCTGGATAATCAGAAAGCGAACTATCACATAGTCCTAAATATAAAACTATATTATCGGCTAATGGTTTTAATAGACCATAAAATTCTGGCCATAGATCAATATGATATAACCAAAGTATTATTGCTACTTTATCTTGTTGTTGAGTTGAGTTTATTGTATACGACAAGGGTTAGAATTCCTCCAGCAACTCCCATGAATATGCCCGCAGGACTAACACTACTGTATTCGCCCAACATATATAATACTGCTCCACCCATGTATGAGCCAGCTACTCCTAACGCTATTGTTTTAATAAAACCAAAATTTTCTTCTCCCGGAACAACTGATTTTGCTATGCTACCAACGAATAAACCATATACACACCAGACTAATAAATTAAACATTTGATGCCTCCAGTAGTATTAATGCTTCATCGTCCGTGATAGTTTCTCCTTTATCTAACAAAATTTCAGTTAACTTGATAGCATATTTATGATAATCGTCTTTTGATAATTTTTGACGCATAATACGCTTGACTCTTAATCTTGTGAACCAACCCCTTTTTCTGCTATATGATCTAATTTCTTCACCATATAGACCACCAATTTCTTGTGTTGTCATGTTAGATGTTTTATTTTTATTACATTCCTGTAAAACTCTTATAACAGTTAATATTATACTAATCATCATAAGAATAGCGATAATACTTCCAAAATTTTGATCTTCTGGAATATTAGCTTTTTTTAGAACATCTTTTGCTATAGTTTCTAATTGTTTTTCATTTTTTGATTTCGCCATAATTACCTCTCATTAATTGGTTTGCATGATCCTTTTGAGCAATTTTGTTCTAGTACCACAGGAGGATGAACTATAACTTTTGTGGATCCTTTGTCTTCTGGTTCACAATATCCACAATCAACCTTTTTAATACCATCTCCGCTTATGTACCATCCTTTACCTTTGCATACTGGACAGTCTTTTCTTTTATGTTTTTTAGTAGTATCAACATGTTCAGCTTTAATGATTCCACCTATTAAGGTTATTCCGGCTGTTGTTGATCCTTTATAGCTTGATGATCCAATAATAACAGAACCAATTAAAATTAAACCTAATAATTTATTCATCTTTGGCTCTCCATGGTAATATTTTTTTTCTTTTAGGCTTTGGAATATCTATATTATCTACAGACTTAGGAGCAAATATTTTTAATAGACTTAATATAAAATTACTTATTATACTAATTAATCTATTAAGAGCTATTTTATCTAGAATTTTCATAAATTAACCTTTATAAAAAATTTAACAATTAATAGAACCAGTACTACCGCCAGCCAACGGATCTTTTATAGATACTGCTGCTCCGTCTCCTGGAAGATTTGCTCCACTCCATTGTCCAATAGGTTGAGATTTACACGTTACAGGAATCTCTACTGCTGCATAAGTATTATTTGCTAATGTAAAACTGCTATAGTCTGTGAATAAAAGATTCAAAAATTTTGGATTTCCACACGTTACATTGCTTAATTCGTAATATACAACGAATGTGCCAGTTTCAACTTTGCCCAATTGCCATTTATCAACAGAAAATCTCATTTGTATATTTGAGTCATTAAGACTAATATATCTATTATCATCAGAATCATAAGAATATTGAGATATAAATTCTGTTGATCCTGCTTGAAAAACATATACTCCAACATTACTTCCTTCTCCACCTTCTGGAGTAACTCGTGCCCAAGCTGTTTTATTAGAATAACTTGTTGTTGGAGATGGTATGTTATCATCACCACTGCCCCAATTTCCTATTGGTGGACTTGGATAGCTTGCGGATCCTAGCTCATAGTTAGGACTACCATTCTGAGATAGTGCCCATACATCTCCGCCTGCGACCATTATTCTAGGAAAACTGTTTCCACCAGTTTTTGAATAAAAGTTATAACTATTATTATCAAGAACATTTGCAAGATAGTAGGTTCCATTGAATCCAAAAGTATCAGGACTTAATCCTGAAACAACAATAGCATCACTCCTAATTTGCCAATATACATCAACTCCGGGCCATTTGATAGTAATATTATTATTTATATCTAATGTTACAAAATTAAAATCTGAATTTATCCACGATCTAAAACCATCAGGAGTAATTGGTCCATCGTAATCAACAAAAATCATTTGTCCACTATTAGCTTTGTAAACATTACCAGTAGAATTTGTTGCTTTTACCATAGGATAAATGTGAGGAACCGAAGCTACCTGATATGGCATTCCAGAGTAAATAACTCTAAGATCAACTATACCTTCGGTTGTAAAATATTCTCCGCTAGGATGAGCAAAATTATCTCCACACATAAAGTCAGCATTAACATATGATCCAAAACAACTATTACTAATTGTTGAATATCCTGTTGATACAGGAGTTAAAGAATTAAATTCTGAACAAATTGTTCCTGATGTTCTGCAAGAAAAATCAAATTCTACTGATGCTTCTAAATATTCTTTTGGACTAAATAATGACGTTTCATTAAGAGAATAGTTGCTACTATTATAAGTGAATGTATAATTATGAAAGTCTGATCTGATTCCGGTACAACGATTCAGCATAGAAACTCCGTATGCTGAACTATCAAAAGGAACTCCAACTCCAGAAGTTCTATAAGAGAATCCCATAGTTGAAAGATCTGTGCAAACCGGGGTTTTTGATGAGGAGCTTGATAAATCATATGGATTATCACTTATTCCACTAATATTAATTGAATATGGTTGAGAAGCTATTCCTGTACAATAATTAGTATTATACCAAGGTTTTGATGGAGCAGTTCCTCCTGTTACTCCTACAGGATAATTTTCAGGTAATATATTATGACCAATAGTATCAGCAACTACCCAATCGCTATATGGATGTCTCCATCTTAAAGGAGGATTAAAACCTATAACAGCTCTGTGGCCTCTTCCTGTTGGTAATACTGGAGATAATCCATCATTTATTCCATTTACATTTGTGGGGGGCTGAACAATTGAAAATACAAATTGAGCAGGAAAAGCGTATACTCCGCTCAAATTTGATCCAGCAGCACCAGTTGTGGCATATTCAACATATCCTTTATATGACGGTTCATAAATAGTTTCTTCTAAGCTTATTAATTTTTGACCAACACCAGTGTATAGTGGATTAGTCGAATCTTGATAATTTGATACTGATGTATCGCTCTCTAAACTATTATATTGCCATTGTGGATTTTTGTTATATCTATAATCAAATGTGTAAACACCACTAAATACTGGATCGTTAGCAATTTTAATAGTTATTCTTGAACTAATATTTGCTGTAGGAGGGGTTCCGCAAAAAAGATTATATGCTGATGATGGAGCTGGTTTGGGTATGCTCGAAATGGTTCCATTAAATGGTTGTCCTTTAAAAATATAGTACGGGGATTTTAAATCAATTGAATGAACGAGCCTTTTATCTACACAAACAGCATTTGGGTCTTCCCACTGAGATAAATATTGAATAGGACAGCAAGATTGACATTCTGTAAGAGATGTTCCAGTAGATGGAGAGTATAACCAAACTCCACCATTTGAATATCTAATATAAAACTTATTTCCTACTTTTCTTATGAATCCATCTGACATAATAATATCTTTCTATAAATATGTAAATCCATAATCTGGAAGCTTTTGTACTGGAAAGCCGTCAAAATTACTAAAAGCATAACTACCATTACTTGCTAGCATACCAGCAGCAACTTCGGCACGAATAAGAAAAGAGCCATCAGGAATATTTCCCCATTCTGGATGACCACCATCATTCCATTTACCCCAACTATTTTGAACAAGAAATAATGGTTCACTACCAGTATCATCACATGCTATCCAAGCCATACAATGAGCCCAGTTACCACTAGTATTTGCTATACCCTTTTTATCTCTTTTATTAGAAAATCCATAATTAGAACATACTGCTAATCCATAACCATTAGCAAGAGCATCACGAGCTTCTTCAATTGTTCTAACAAGACTAACGGTTTTAATTTGATGGTCATTTGCAAGATCAATTACAGGATCTGGCAATCCTCGTCCTCCCCATCCTGCTCCGAGATTACCATTATATTTTGTAAAGTCAGCTACACCCTTATAGTTTTGGCGTAACAATATTCCTCCGTTTTTGCTAACAAACTCAGCTGCTCTTGAGCAACTCATTCCTTGTCCGCCGTGACCTCGTGCCCCATAAATTGCTTCTGTTGCTCCTCTTGCTATCCATGCTTCTCTTTCATTATTGACATCTATCTCAACCGCTCTACTAATATCACAAGCGTTTCGTGTTCCATGAGACACACAATCTCCAGTAGTTTGTCTTTCTTCATAAGCTTTTTTGTCAAATTTTAACACACTTTTATATGGTGTTGATAATTTACCTTTTCCACTACTTTTAATTTTTTTATTAGCATCACCAAATAACGCATATTTACTATTTTCCATTAGATGATCAAATACGTGCTGCTCCCATAAACAGCCACTAAATCCTTTGCGATAATTATTATATAGTTCTTCTGATGAATATCTTGACATTATTTACTACCCTCATAATATGACCATGCTAAAGTTTTAAAAGCAATAACAGCTTTTTTTCTTAGATCTTTATTTAATGGAACACTATCATCTCCAATAACAGATACTATCATGTTTTGTGAAGCAGTTTTTAGATCTGGATATTTTCCAGATATATTTAATTTTAACATTGGGCCAATAAGACTATTTGCTTGTCTAATTTCTTCTGTATTTTTTATAACTTCATTTTCATTGTCTAATTCAATCAGTGTGGCCATATCACCAGCCAAACTAGCTAATCTTTTTCCATCAAGTTTTCTATCCTTGTCTACAGATAAAGCATTTATTATAGCATCAGATTCATCTTTTAGATCTTCTGATGGTTTAACAAAATTGTTAGTTTCTACTGAAACAGTATCTGGTGATGAAGGAAAGAATTTATTAAAGTCTGGTTTAATTAAGCCAATAAGAACTAGAATACTAGCAATACTTAATAGTATAATTTTATTATCTTTCATAGAACTTTTCCTTTATCTGATGAACAAGCATTAGGGGATAGATGCGGAAACATTTGATCTGCCACCTTGATAGCTTCTGAGCATCCGCTTTTAACAGCCAAGTCTCGTGTTTGTTTCCAGCTTGCTACCAATTGGAAAAATACATCTTCTGATGGTTTTGAAACTACTATTGGGCTTTTTGTGTCTATACTTGGAATAGAGAATTGATCCTTATTAAATAATTTTAGTAAGGCTGTTTGTACTGGACTCAGTTTATCTTTGAATAGAATCCAAATTATCATACCAACACCAGCATAAAGAGCCAAATCCATGGCACCGATTCCTTTAGAAAATTCTTCAAAACTTTGTGTAACGTTCATATGTTTTTCCTTTATATTTATGGCACTTCATTTACTAGTACTGACGATACATAATCTTTTGATGAAAAAACACCAATTTCTCTAAATGTTGCAACCATTGCATCTATACTTGAGCTAACTAAAATCATCAAAAAACTTTTTGTATACCTATGTATAATAGATTCTGCAACAGTAGGAACAAGAGGAATATCTATAGCTATAAAAACACTATCGTAAAACTGTGATAATAATATCATTGCTATTTCTTTTTTATCTTTTCCTGCTAGAGTTTTACTTTTATTCTCAATATTTTGTATAATTTTGGCTATTGCTAATTGGAGAATTTTCCATGCTTGCGCAATAGCTACTGTTTTAACTTCTCCTAGTATTTTTTGATTTTCTTGAATTAGATTTTCTAGATCTGCTTTTAGATTTTCTACTTGGGACTGGAATTGGATCATTTGGTTTAGTATTTTCTGTTACGTCACTAGGACTAGTAGAAGAATAAAATGTTTTTTTAATTTCTTTTCGACCATTAAGATATTTAAATAATATAGCTAATTGTCCACCGATTAGTATAATACTTTCTACACCATGACTAACATCCCTAATTAAATCTTCTTTCTGCTGATTATCTTCACCAAACAAACCAATTAAATATAAGCCACTAAATATAAAACTGACAGCTGTAAACCAAAATTCGCTAGTTTTATAACCAGGTTTAATCATTATAAGATTTCCTTAATAATGTTTTGATATATTAACCATATTAGTATAATACACCAAAGATTGGTTATATTTCTAATAACCCTGGAAATCTAGGATTTTGATCTTTAATTGCTATCAAATCAGCAAAAACAACGGGAATATTATTTATTTTCCACCAATCTGAAGGATAGTCTGTTTCTAATCTGAAAGCTTGAAATTTAATAGTATTATTTCTAATATATCTGGCTTGTTGTTCTTTAGTATAATACCAAAAGCTATTTTGATTCCAGAACGAAACGTGTGTAGGATCTTGAAATGCTCCTCTACCGTCTGTTGATGGTACTTGTATAAAAGCCCATCCCCCATGAGCTAAAACTCTGTGTATTTCTTTCATTGTTTTATATGGATCTCGTAAATGCTCTATTATATGACTAGCATTAACAACATAGCAGGAATTATCTGGCATTGGTATTCCATCGTTTAAGTCACAAATAATATCTGATCCCTCTTGATCAATTGATATGTATCCTTTTCTACCATCTATACCTCCTCCTATATCTATCATTTTTAGATTTTTTAATTGAGCATCTCTTTCTGCAAGATTTTGAATCCATTTATTCCTAAGCTGTACTGTTCCTGTCTGTATCTCTTTATTCCTTTCTAGCCATGTATTTTCTCCATGTATCCTATAAACGTATAATGGTTCTGGTATGTGATAAAATTTAGTAATTAAATATGTTCTTATTATTAATTCTTGATCATCTAGTACAGACAAGTTATTATTATGGCCACCAACAGTATGATAAATTTCTTTTCTCCATGATCTAACATGATCTGGTGCAAACCATATTAATGATATTGAATGACTTGTTGCTCCAAATGATTGAGGAACCCATAAGCTTTTTCCATTATAGGATATTTTTTGGTGTTTCCATCCGTATGCTGTGTTATACGGTTTAAAGTTCTCGTTAAGTTTAGCATTATCAGAATATACAAATCCAACATCAGGATGATTCTCATATGCTTCTTTTAGTTTCTCTAAACATTTTGGTAACAAGATATCATCATGATCAACTTCTACTAAAATATCTCCGGTACCTAAATTAAATGCTTTGTTTTTATGATATCCTACATTAGTATTATTAGAATAGTCACAATATATTTTAACTCTATTATCTTGTGTTAAAAAATTAAAATGATCATGCGTTGCAGATCCATTGATATATATAATCCATTCCCAATTTTGATAGGTTTGTTTAGTAATAGATTGATATAATTCTTGTATATATGAAGTATTTTTATGTGTGGGAGTTATAAGAGAAAATTTCATAATATGTCCATGAGAATAACTATTGAATATCTAATATAATAGTTACAGATCCAGAATAGTCCAGATAATCTATTTAAATTGTATTTTGATCAACAAAGCCAAAGCAAAGAGTACAATAATACTCTGGAACTGTATAATTAAAAGTTACTGTGCTTGCTGTACCGTCTATTCTAATAATATTAAATCCTTCTTGTCCAGTAAATTGATAGTATTGAGTACCATTTATTCCGCTCTGATATGTTGTATCCATACTCCAAATTGGAGTAAATGGTGTTGATACTATAACAGGAACAGGTAGTCCAGGTTGGCCAACACTAGCAAATGCGACTAAAGCATCTGTAACAGATTCGCTAAAAACTGCTGTGAATATTCCTGCTTGACTATTTAATATTTGAGTTCCACTAATTGGAATACCAAATTGTTCTGGAAAAGTAGATGCTCCATACATACCATCATGAGTATTCATACCTCCACCGTCTTGAGTAATTGACACCGTAATATCATTCTGGCCAATTCCAGATGCTGAAGTTGCTGTGACAGAATTAATTGTCATCCATTGAAAACCAGAACTACCAAAAGAGGTTGTTGAATATACTATATTATTTCCTAAAAATATTTTAGAAATATTATTACTTCCTAATTTAGCAGAGTTAATGTTGAGACTATTTAAGTATAGGTCGCTATCTATTGGCATAAAGATTTCTTAATCATTGATTATATATAATGTATTTGGATCGGGACTACTTATACTATCATAATTAGTTTGACTAAGTTGAACAATATTTGTAATATTACTGGCTCCTGTTATTCCTGTTGTGTCGCTTACAATACACGAAGGGCATGAGCCTTGCGGGCCTTGGTCACCTTGGAAACCTTGATTACCATCATTTCCCTGATAACCTTGATCTCCTTGGTAACCTTGATCACCTTGGTAACCTTGATTGCCGTCATTACCTTGGTAACCTTGATCTCCTTGGTAACCCTGATCGCCTTGGTAACCCTGATCACCTTGGTAACCTTGATTGCCGTCATTACCTTGGTAACCCTGATCGCCTTGGTAACCTTGTTCTCCTTGGTAACCTTGATTACCGTCATTACCTTGATAACCTTGTTCTCCTTGGAAACCTTGATTACCATCATTACCTTGATAACCTTGTTCTCCTTGGAAACCTTGATTACCATCATTACCTTGATAACCTTGTTCTCCTTGGTAACCTTGATTACCGTCATTACCTTGGTAACCTTGATCTCCTTGGTATCCTTGGTAACCTTGGTCTCCTTGGTAACCTTGGTCTCCTTGGTAACCTTGGTCTCCTTGAGATCCTCCATTTCCATCAGCGCCTTGAGCACCTTGATCACCTTGACTACCTTGATCTCCTTGGAAACCTTGATTTCCGTCCGGACCTTGAGAACCCTGGTTTCCGTCTGGTCCTTGATTGCCATCTGGACCCTGATTACCATCTGGACCTTGAAAGCCTTGGTTACCATCTAGACCTTGAAAACCTTGATCTCCATCTGGGCCTTGGTTTCCAGAATCTCCTTGAGAACCTTGGAATCCAGTATCTCCTTGAAAACCCTGATCTCCTTGATATCCCTGATCTCCTTGTGGGCCACCACTTCCAGAAAAACCTTGTTCTCCTTGATATCCCTGATCTCCTTGGAAACCTTGATTACCATCATTACCTTGATAACCTTGTTCTCCTTGGAAACCTTGATAACCTTGTTCTCCTTGGAAACCTTGATTACCGTCATTACCTTGATAACCTTGTTCTCCTTGGAAACCTTGATAACCTTGTTCTCCTTGGAAACCTTGATTACCATCATTACCTTGATAACCTTGTTCTCCTTGGAAACCTTGATAACCTTGTTCTCCTTGATTACCTTGATCTCCTTGGAAACCTTGATTACCTTGATCTCCCTTACTTAAAACTAATTGCCAATAACCAGGATATGACACAGGATCATAGCCTCCAGCACCAACAAAAGTGGTCATAACATACAATGAGCCATCATATGTTATAGCTTGTCCTACTGAGTATGTTATTCCTCCATTATATGATCCTAAGTAATCAAAAGCTTGACTTCCTTGAGGACCAGCATCTCCTTGATCTCCTTGAGAACCTTGGTTTCCTTGATTACCCTGACTACCTTGTTCTCCTTGGAAGCCTTGGTTTCCTTGTTCTCCTTGGAAGCCTTGGTTTCCTTGTTCTCCTTGAAAACCTTGGTTACCATCTGGACCTTGATTGCCATCTGGACCTTGATTACCAGAATCTCCTTGCGGACCTTGATTTCCAGCATTTCCTTGCGGACCTTGATCTCCATCTGGACCTTGATTGCCATCTGGACCTTGATTACCGTCTGGACTACCTTGAAAACCTTGTGTTCCTTGTGCCCCTACTTCTCCTTGAAATCCTTGGTTTCCTTGATTACCTTGACTACCTTGCGGACCACCCAATACAGATACTCCATTACTATCTAAAATATCACCATCTATAGGTAATGTTAGATCTCCGTCCGTATCAAAAATCCATTGATTATTATTATTATCTGTACCAACAACAACGTCTCCACCATTTTTTTCAATTTTGACATACTGATCATCATCACCTAAATAAATATCAACCGTTGCTGGATCTCCTGACACAAGATGAACATGACTATGTTCTGAATTAGATATGTCATTATTTGTTACGGTAATAAATTGACCAATAGGCATAGCATTTTCTTCGAAGTCATAATATAAAGCAGGATCATTTTGTGTTTCTTCATTAGTTGATCTTGTTCCATCAACACTTGTTAGTGTTAGAGTAAATTCAGTAATATTACTATTAGCTGGTATTGTCCAAGTAATACTTTCTGCATCTGGACCGGTTGTACTTACGAAAGTTAGTTTACCAGTTAGTGCTCGACCCAATGATTGTTCGGTAACTCCAGGACCAGAGATTGTATAGTTTACTGTTCCAAAATAAGCCCAGGTTTGTAAAGTAACTACAATAGTAATAGAATTACCATATTCAATATAATTACTAGAACTAATTGCCCAAATAGCTGCGGTTGGACGAATTACTAAACTTTGTCCAGAGGCTGCTGTTGGAGGCATTAAAGATACTGTATTATTTGTTTCACTAAGACTACCACCTAGTGGTAATGTTAAATTATGGTCTGTGGCGTCAAAAGTCCATCTATTAAAGGATGTAATTGAATTGCCGTCTAAAGTGTTCGTGATTTTATTCCCGATAAGAACGCCACTACTATTAACCTCAAGTTGATTTTGGCTAGTTAATACTGAGCTGCCGCCATCACCACTTACGCTGTTAGTAACTCCGTTTGAAATAACGGTCTTAGCACCAACCACTTCGATTTGAGAGCCTGTTGATAGATATGTTCCTTCGCCAAGACTATTGACTACCATATTACTAATAATACTATCACCAATAACTAACTCACCGTCTACACCAGATCCACCTATAGCTATTTGATTAAAAGTTACACTATTAAATGTATTTAAATCTTGATCAAATGGGGTTATTCCACTTCCTCCACTAATAACGTTACTAATTTCACTCAAACTAATTTTTTTAGTAACTCCACTACCTGATGGTGATGGATTGTCCATGAACACAAAAATATCATCATTTGATAGCGAACCACTACCTTCTGGTAGTTCGTTTATTCTAATAATAGGCATTTATATTAAACTCCTAATACGTTGCCGTTAATACTACCTTCGCCACCAGTGCCACCATAATAGTAACTAGGATCATCAAATCTTGTTTCATATTTTGTTTGTATACTTGCTATATCAGGAAGATTGTTCACATATGTATTTAAAAAATCTTTATCGGTTGATCCTGTAACTTTTGCACCAAGAACAATCGAACCATTTTTGATTGGTTTATTATCTTTGATTTTAGCAATATCTATAGCCATAATTAAACTCCTTATTATAGTATATAATTAATTTATACACCATATGATATATTGTATATTAGCCAATTAACTAAAGACTATCAATATGAGGATAAGCATTACTGTTAGTACACCCAGCCTGATAATATGTGATTCCACTAATAGTTATAGTATCTTGTTCTGATCTAGGATCATCAAAATCACAAACTGCTATTCTGGAAAGAACAGCATTAGTAGGAGGAGTTCCGGTTGTACTAATATATGGATTACCACATGGACTGCTAGCGTTAAATGTATAACTATTATTCCATTCTCTAATATTCATTTGATTAGCAATTTCGTCTATTCTACAGAATAAAGCGAAATTTGTTCCAGCAGCAAATACTAATCCTACAATTTTTAACACACCTCCTATATCTGCTATTACAGCAGATCCAGAATCGCCACCAGCTACTGGATAATCTCCTCCATCTTCATATATAAAATATACAACATTATTAAATGTAATAACATGACTATCCATAGAAACAGAAGTAGATGCTCCAACTATATACGGAACAAGTCTACAAGATGGTGTTTCTGCCCACCCTTTTGGGCCAGTAGTTCTTCCAGTAGAGTATAATCTATTATTATTTACTAATAAATTGTCTATCTCTGATGTTGTAGCAAATGGTGGTCGCACTGTCATAGAAGGTAATCCGGATGGTTTGTGCATACCAAAAGACTGATTTGTTACTATATTATTATCTAAAAATAATACAGCACAATCAACAGTATTTGAACCTGTTTTTCTAAACGAAGAATACCTTTTGATTCTTGGACCAGAAAGGAACAGTCCGGTGGTATTAGTATCATTAGAGATAGAGCCTGGGGCCGCACTTATTGAGGGGTTTGGCGGCCAAGTTCTTTCTTCATATATATTATAAGGATCATTTATTTCTTGATTTTTTATTCTATCAGAAGCAACAAATGGATTATTACAAGCTATGTGAGCATTTGTTATTCCAACAATATTATTATCCACATTATCTATAGCTAAAAAACCCAGTGTCCCAACAGTAAACGACCATTGTGTTTCTCCTCCAACTATGGAAGAAGTGGCACCTGTTGGAAATTGGTATATTTCTTGTCCTCCTTTAACAGGATATAGAAACGCTGGATTCCCACGAAGTCTATTAATTTCACTATCTAATGGAGATCTACTATAACATTCTATACCTGATGGTAAAGTTGATTGCTCGATAACATCTGTATTATAAGACTTATTTCCAATATTCACAGAAGATGGTAGTATCTCTTCAGGATTTAGTTCTGATAATGGTTTTTTCTTATAAACACTAAAGACTATACCTATTTCATTTGTTCTTTGATTGTTAACAAATTTATATCCTAATCCAACAGAATGTACATTTTCTGGAGTATCATTATACAAATCTGGTATTTGAGATTTTAACGCTTCTGTTAAATTCATAATATTCTCCTAGTTATAATCTGTCCATGCTACGAACATGGTTTTAAGTGCTATTGGTAGTGTTGGTGTTGGAGTCGGAGTTGGTGTTGGCGTTGGTGTTGCAGAAGCTCCTGGTGATTTTGTTGGTGTTGGTGTTAGTGTGGATGTTGGTGTGGACGTAGCCGTAGCTGTAGGCGTTAACGTGGCTGTTGGTGTTGGTGTTGCTGTGGCCGTTGGTGTTAACGTTGCTGTGGCCGTTGGTGTTGGCGTTACTGTGGCTGTTGGGGTTGGCGTTGGTGAAGACGGATTTGAGCTTAAGCATGTAAGATATATAGCATCGAGATTAGCAAATGCTGGATCATTATAAATGATATTTGTAATTGTATATTGTAAATCATCAAGAATTATTGTTATAGGATGATCATCTGATATAAATTGTATAGTTTCTCCAATTATAAAATTACCATTTGGTATAGTTAAAACAGTTTCTATAATTCTTGGAGGGTCGTTAAGGAGCTGTATAATTTGCCACGATGCTCCAGATGTTAATCCGCTGATACTTCCTGGCATACCTATACTTCCTCCTGGCGGAACTACAGATATTGGCCATTTCCAATTTTCATCACATATATAATTATTAGAAGATGCTGTAGGTGTAGGAGTTGGTGTTTTGGTTGGAGTTGGAGTTACTGTTGATGTTGGAGTTGAGGTTGCTGTTGGTGTTGGAGTATTTGTTGCTATTGGACACGATAAATGTAAAGTGTCACGTCCATCATTATTTATGTCGTTCAGAATAATATTATTAATTATATATTCGCCAATTAAAGGAATATTAAGAATATTAGGAGTTTTAACTGTTATAGATATCGTTTCTCCAACAGTAAAAGACAATGAATTGGTTGATGTTCCAACTCCACGGATAACTCTATATGGACTAATATTGGCATAAAGCCCAGTGTCGTTTCCTGCATCAGACCATATAGCTCCAGAGGTTAGTCCAGAAATTGATCCGTTAGTATTGATCTGTTGCCATCCGTTAAAACAAGATATGTCCGGATTAAAATAAGTAGAAGTTGGGGTCGGAGTCGGTGTTGAAGAAGATCCGGGAGATTTTGTTGGAGTTGGTGTTAGCGTGGCTGTTTGTGTTGGCGTTATTGTGGATGTTGGTGTTGAGGTTACCGTTGGTGTAGGAGTTGAGGTTTGTATTGGCGGACAATTATTTGATGATACAAAACTAGAAATCAATTGATCTTTAACATATCCTTGAACAACAACATCTGAACTAACTCTCCACTCTCCAAATATCTCGTTAGCATAAAATGAATCTATATAATTCATATTAATTTTCCATAAATTATGTTCATTATCATAATAAATATAAGTATTACTATTTATATCAATCCAAGTTTTTGAACCATAATATTTAAAAGTAAGATTATCAATACAAATTATACACCCATTAATATCTGTCCTTGGAAAAGAGCAACCATATAACGTATATGGATATGGAGCTGGACTATCGCATATCTGTGCATTATTCTGTTCAGATTGATTTATTATATTTGTCTCTATATTTTTACTATAAAAATTTTTATTAAGAGCATATACTATAGATAATTTTTGATCGCATATATCATATTTAGCAGATTGGGGGCTTTCTCTAAAATCTCCTTTTGCTAGATTAAAGCCATTATTCCTAAAAGAGGTCGATGTCAAATCTATATATAGAGATTTAGATTCGTTTATTCCATTAGTTTTAGGAATAGATGTTTTATTTTTATTTATGGTCGGATCGAATTCTATATTTTCATTACCATATGCTGAATATTTTTCATTATATGTTTTTTGGTATTGTTTTGATAATATTGGTTTATCATTAATGTTTGTCTCTGATATTATTCCTGAAATATCTGTAGGCTTAGGATTAAAAATATATGACATTATATTACCTTTTATTATATAAGATTAAATATTTGGAATAATACCATGACCAGTACTTGTAGCAGTTACCCATCCGGGTAAAGCATTACTTTGAGTAGCATAAGTCCAATAGTTAGATGATGTGTTATTTGAATTTGTTCCAGCATAATATGCTGCTTTATACCATTCGTTTTCATCAGGAATAAAATATAGAGCACAATCAGATCTTAAATATCCACTTATGCTAGTATTAAAAGAGGATGAATTATTATCAAATTGATATACTCCACTTTGCTGAAATTTCCAACCACTCTGTTTATTGTTATGAAGCCAATTAATATATCTACAAGCCATTTTTCTATTAATAAATCTTACCGGCTTATATAACATATTATTTTGTGTTGTAAAAACATAAGGACTAGCTAATGTTCCACTACCAGATCTATCTATTCCTCCATAACATCCGCTCATGTATGGATGATAAACAAACGGAATCACTTGACTGGATTGGTTAGCATTTCCGTTATATCCTGTGGTTGCTGTGCTATTTAAAAATTGTGTATATTCTCCATTATTTACTGGATAAATACCTATTTGATATGAATAATTAACAGATCCATAACCAGTATCAGAATCGCTATGATTTCCTGTTGGAGGAGAACCTATATCTGTTATTGGTATCATACCACTAAAATTATAAGGATTAGTATATGATCCTACTCTAAATCCAATAAAATCATTATAATTATTATTCGTATCAGTATCAAATAAAAATCTAGCATATTTACCAATAATTGTACTGTTAAATGAACCTCCCCTGTAGACATATCCGCTTTCGCTTACTGAATTAGGAACATAACAAAGCTCTAAAATATTACCATCTTGATCATATGTCCCATAAGAGCTTGGTCCCCCATTTGTTCCAACTCTTGTAACACTAGCAAATCTTCTCAGTTCTGGAGCCTTTCCTGGACAATCTGACGCACAATATCCCCATATTGATCGATTATTATAGTTTGCATAATTTTGATAAGCATTATCACAATTTTCTAAACATCTAACAGCTATATAGTTTGATATGCTATAAGGAATATCTACTCTAGATAGTTGTACTTTTGCTATAGCATTAGAATTATTGTTTAGAGCGAATAAAGAAGTGATTCTATTAGGATTACCACTACCGCCTCCAAATGATACTCTTCCACTATTAGGCATAAAGATGACGCCAGAAGTATTAGAAGATAAAACAAAAGAATATACTTTACCCGGCTGAGGATCTGTAACATTCATTATTAATGGGACATATTGATCACATAGACCACCACTAATATTAATTATATTTTGTGATAATGGAGATTGAAAAATTATACTAGTTTTATCTAATTGAGAAATAGTTGGTAATGAATTTTGATCTGCTGATATTCTTATAGAATCACTACAGTCTGGACAATAGTCTGTAGATATATTTAAATTTAAATTATTATAAATATTTATATCTTTATAAATTCTTAATTCATCTTGTTCTAAATTATTATAATCTAAATTAGTATTAAAAATAACTGTTTCATGTATATCGTTTGGTTTTAATTTTAACACAGCATTAACATAAAAAGTATCAGAGGATGCAGTAAACGATCCAGAAAAAGGTTCTATTTTGCTTGGCCAGTTCGATCCTTGTGAAGAAAATCCATAAAAATATTTTTGTCCTATATTTAAATTTGAGATCTTAGCTTTAATTGGAAAAATATAATTACCAGATGATCCAGTAGACAGTTCTTCTAAAGAAACGGATGGACAATAGTTTTTAGCCAAAGAAGAATTATATTTATTATACCAATTAGAATCTATAGAATTTTCTATAAAATACTTAATATCTCTTTTATTTATAAAACCATCAACAATATCATTTCCTGTCAATAATAATGGAATAGTTTGTTCTGATGAAGACTGATATTCTGACGATATTACATCTCCATTGGAGTCACATATTACAGCAGATGGAGGTTCGTCACTTTTTGTTCCGTATGTCCAGTATTTATTTATCGATGAGTCATAGTATGCTGCTTTATACCATTCATTTTCGCTTGGTAAAAAATATTTTGCTGTATCTTGTCTATAACAACCTGATATGCTTATAGGATTATTGTATAAAGACGCTGTATCATATGATCCTGATGTTATACTTAAAATATCGGAAGATTTATCATTCGTAAGCCAATTGCAATATTGTGCAGCCATTATCCATTTGATGAATGTAACCGGTTTATCTGCAAAATTATTTTTAATAGAATATTTATATCCTATATCATTACAGTTATCATATATGATACCACCAACAGATGATGTGTCCATTCTTTCATCATAAATATGATATTTTTTAGATCCAGAAGGATCAATAGAGTTTAAGTAATCACAATATTCTGTATTTGTAACTAATTGATTTTGTATATTGTATGTATAATTAACTTGACCTAATTTAGAATCTAAACCATATTCGCAGTTATCTGGTTCATTTTCTATGTCTGATATTGTGGTATATATACTACTAGGATCTAATGGGTTTGCTGTACTTGATGATTCATTGTTTGCAACTCTGAATCCTATACATCCATAATCAAGCATTGAAAAAATATCAAAATGCTTATTTTGTGTTTTGCTTAGATTATTATGGTCATTATCTGCAAAAGATCCACCTCTTAGTATTTTAAGATTGTTATCCTTATTAGATAAACCAGATTTGAATAATGACGATGATGGTGATGGTAATTTTGAAAAGGGGCAGGAGTCGGTCCATTGATATACTTGGCCCGCCATATCGTATATATTATATGCTGATGCACTACCATTTAATCCTGTTGTAGTAACATTACCATTGGCAGAATTATTCCAATTAGCTAATTTTTTATAATTAGCTGTATTATTTGTAGAATTTTTTGGTTCTATATTAATTACTAATTCTATATTAGAGTATATACTATTCATAGTTATGCCGGTGTTGATGATGGTGTGTTGGTTGGTGTCGGTGTAGGTGTTGCTTTTAACAAATTAGCATTCTGTCCTCTAACAGCATCTGCGCAAAATTCAAAAATATTAGATATAGTCGCTTCATGATCTATATTTGGTATAATTGTTCCTGATAATGGATATATGGAGCATGCTTGATTAGCATTTTTAAGTCTATAATGATATGTTATATTGTATTTATCTGGATCAGGTAGTCCTAGTAATGAAATGTCTATTTGTTGAATTAAGCTACCGCTACCAGAAACAGGTATGGTATAAGAATTTGTATTAATATCTATAGATAGCAATTCATTATAATTATTGATAGAGTTATTTGAAATATAATAATCTAAACAATTATTTTTTATATGAATAGTTTTATCACAATGATTATCTTGTCTATTATATTCAGATATAATATTTTGTAATAAGGCTTCTAGTTCTTTCTGTTGGCCTAAATTAAATTTATGTGATTGTATATCTTTCTTGAGTACCTCTATGGCAGCAATATAAGATATTGGACTATTAAGATTCAAAGTTTTAATTTGTGTTTCATTTATAGATAAAGATCTTATTTCATTTATTAAATTATTAGATAAATATTCAGATTTTAATGTATTTATAATAGGCAATCTTAATGGGAATTTTGCATCATTTTTTGTTATAAAATAATAAGACTCTCCAGGATCTAAAGATGTCAATGTTGACTTATCGTTTGGAATAATCTGATTTCCACTAGCTGTTGTATTGAAGAATAATAAACTATTTGATGATTTATATATAGTTGATATATTGTTTATAAAATTATGCCAGTCTTTAACAATTTCATTATGATTACTTAATCCTGTTGGAGGAAACAATAAAGACATATTTGGCATAGCATTTGATGGATATTCTTTAATGCTATATACTTTATCTAAAATTTCAGGATTTGAACATGGTTCTTTAGATGGAGTTAAAGATATGGTTGGAGTGTTAGTTGGGGTTCTTGTTGGTGTCTTTGTTAACGTAGGAGTAACAGTAGGTGTTCTTGTTGGTGTTCTTGTTGGAGTTTTTGTCTGTGTTTTAGTTACCGTTATCGTTGGTGTTGTAGTAACGGTTGCCGTTGGTGTTCTTGTTGGAGTTTTTGTTGGAGTTACTGAATGTGTTGGGGTTACTGTTGCAGTATTTGAAACTGTTGGCGTTAATGTTTGTGTTACGCTAATTGTTGGTGTTAAACTAGTAGTAGGAGTTAAAGTTGACGTTGGTGTTGGAGTTTGACTAGCGCCAATACTTTGGGTTGGTGTTGGAGTTTGAGTCTTAGTAGGAGTCACTGATATTGTGGGTGTAGGAGTTTGTGTCGGATCCAGATTAGTAACTCCACCACTACCTATACTACTATCGAAAGGGACACAACCAATAGAACCAACCGGACAAGGAACACTATCGCTTTGTGTCGCATAAGTCCAGTATGAACTATTATTAGAATTATAAAAAGCTGCTTTATACCATTCATTTATTGTTGGAATAGCATATATTGCATTTATATTTCTATTAAAAATAGTATTTTCTACTATAGTATATGCACCAGAATTTATATTTGTAGATGATGCATTATGTAGCCAATTGCACATTCTAGCAGCACTAACAAAAGAAACATAGTTAACTGGTTTATTTGCGAAATTTGTTTTTGTTACATACTTCGATCCTGCTGGATTGGTTGTAACTAAATTTATTCCTCCTCTAGGATTATTTGCCCCATTAGATAATTTTGACATTAAACTAGAATAGAGTCCGTAAATATTTGATCCATTTGGATCGACAGCATTTAAAAAATTAATATATTGACTATTGGTTACGGGCTTTATCATTATTCTGTAATTATAAGAAACAGAACCATACCCAGTTCTAGGATCGTTAATATTATTAGAATCAGATATGTCTATACAAGATAGATTATCGACAGAGGTGAAACTTATAAGTCTCAAACCAATATTATTTGATATTGTTGAATATCCAATCGTATTTTTACCATAGCAGGATAATGAATTACTGTCAGTATTCCATGATCCACCAAAGATATCAGCATATATTAAACTATCAATTTCATTTAATGATTCTATCCATTCCCATACGTTTCCTGATTGATCTAATGTCCCATATGAACTAGGCATACCATTATTACCAACGGATGTTACATTACCATTAGCTCCATTCCATACTGCTTCACTATTATAGTTAGCGCTATTATAGGACATAAATTTTCCCTGTTATGTTGGTAATGTTGGTATTTTATTGGGGCATCGTAAAATTATATTATCTACAGCATAAGTGTTTGTTGTTGGATCAGATATTACTAATCTAACTGTGGTGCCAGGTCTATTATTTAGGTTATATACAGCTCCAATCTTTCCAACACCGTTTCCAAACGAAATTGTTCCAGATAAAGGGGTAATTGACACGAGACTATTACTATTATATAATCTATAATTGTATTGTTTGCCACAGCAAGCACCGCTTATGGTTGCCATGAGTATTTGATCTTTATTACAGCATAATGTATCAGATAAATTAATTTCGGATCCTGGTCTACTATTTTCTGTTAGCCCGCCAGACGGATAAGTATTATCTGTACCATCAAATTTAACATATAGACTATCTATACAATCTTCATTTTGAGATTCTATATCTCCTTTTATAATTATTGAATCTCTATAAATATTGTTTGATGATTCATTAATAGATAAACTTAAAATTGTATATATATTTTTATCTATAAATTTTTCATCATAAAATGGCTCTAAATTATATTGTAAATTAGGCCATGAATTAAATGGATTATATACTGGAGACATTGTAAAACTAGTTTCTATAACTCCTGTACCATAGACCATCTCAGATTCAGCATCTTCATACATAGATTCTGGTCTAATAGTTTGTGTCTTTGGTAAAATTCTGCATGGCCAATTACCACCAACAGAGAATAATCCATAGGTATAAGTTTTCGATGGATCTAATCCAGAGTAATTTATATATATTGGAATAGATCCGCTGCATGAAGCTTGATTTATATCGTCAAAACTTCCAGCAATAGTAGATAGTTTAAATTTTGGATTTTTTCTATTTGTATTTGGTAAGCATTCATTACATTTTATGTTTATTGTATCATTAAGAAGTAAGTCCATGTTTTCTGAATAAAGAGATATATCTAATATAGTAAAAATATTTTTATAATAAAAATTACTATTAAGATCAATATTCAGATCATACGGAATACTATTAAGATAATTATCTCCGCTTGGATAATAACTAAATAAAGATTTAATAATGCCATTAGTAAATCCAGATTGATTAATTGTATTTGATCCTTGTATATATCCTGAGAGCGAAGATAATTTTGCTGGCCAATTAGAATATACTGGTTTTATCTCATAAAAATATGTTTCAGTGGGTAGTATATTTTCTATTTGCAGATTAATATCATATATATAGTTTTCATTTAATTTTATATCTCTATATGATTTATCTACAATATTTGGTTGTCCGTAACAGGAAACAGATTTAGAACATTCTGAATTATTATTACAATATTGAGTGTTTAAAAATTCTTCTGAATCAATATTTTTTGGAATAATTAATGGTAAATTTTCTTCTGATAATAAAACAATATAATATGTTTGTCCTGGATCGAGACTACTTAACGTGCTATTTGTATCAGGCTCTCTTTGTGTTGTTGATGGAATTACTTTCGTAAAAAATATTGGTATGGTATTATCAAATTTGGTTTGACCATATATATATAATACATTATTAATAAATTTATAATAATCTGATCGATCTTTAGAATTTACAGGACTATTGAATAAATCAAATGATGTTTCGCCATCATATTTAAATATTGCAGTTTTAGAATATATGATCATAATATGGCTAATATCCCACTAGAGAGTTATTCCTGATATTGATTTATACACCAGTGGCACTATCTATATAATTAGCACAGGCTATACCAGAATAATGCTCTCCAGGAATTAAATTATCAATATTTATATTAATAGAGTATTTATTACTATACTGAATACCAAAATCAATAATACAATTATTTGAACAAGAACATTTATCTTTAGCATATACAAAATATGTTTCAGATTTATCTGTTCTAGTATTTGTTAATTGTATTTCTACAACAGCAGCATCAGATCCTGATGGAATAATAACATCGAATAGAATATTCTGTTCTCCGGTTCCAAAACATCTTTCATCTTTTATTGGTCTTTGTCCTGGACAAAAAAATGAGAACTCATTTGGTTGTACTAATAGACAATTTTTAGTCATTTTATTTATTCTCTATTTTATCTTCTAATGCTTCTAATGTTTTTCCTAATGTCGCTAATTGAATTTTTAAATCATTCATAACATCACTATTTCTTTGTAAAGCATTAGCAAAAGCAGCTTGTGTTTCTTTATTAATAGCTAATCTTTCCATAATAAACTGCTTATCTTGTAAATAAGGAGACTCATTTTTAATCATTTCTGTAATTTCTTCTCTTGAAACAATCTTTCTTCCTATGCCGACCCAAAATCCAATAAGAGTTACTATAATACCTAAACTAACAGTTGCAACAGATTGCCAGAAATGTGTAATTGGTTCAGTCATATTATGGGCTCCATAAAAAAATAAGCCAGATCTCTCTGGCTTATTATACACTATAAATTAGTGTTATATTTAATTATCTCTTAGAATCATATGATCTCGATGATGGTTTTGCACCAACTAAATATACCATTTTTCCAGTATTAGATCTATTACTATTAGCAGCAGTATCTATATATTGACTAGAAGATAAAGCTTTGTGAAAAGTATCTGTTGCTGTTACAGGGTCTATAACAAATTGTCCAGTATACATGTTGTAGTCCCCATCTCTAAATGATGTTGACTGCCTACGAGTAATTATGCTTTCAAGTTTATGAATTCCTACTACTAGACCAGGAACTGCTGCGCCACTTAATAGTGTAGTATCAGATAATCCACCTATTTTTGTCGATACTCTTTTTGCTACTGGGTCTCTGCTGCTATGTGCAAATTGTCCACCAACACGGGCAGGATCTGTATCTGTACCATCAATAACAATAGAGCCTAGTGCTAGTGCTTCTAAGCCTTGGCCTATTGAGCCTAGGACGGATGAATCACCTAGGTTAATACCAGTACCAGAATTATTATCAATATTAGAATTATCAACTTGGGAATTGTGTATTGACATTGGTTTTCTCCATTAGAAAAATTGCATCAATATTTATTACCCCAAAAACCATATTTTTTATTTTTTTAGCTTAATATGATCTATAAACATATGTAAACTGTGTATATTGAATAATCTAATACCATATAATTCGGCCATTTTGATGATGCTATTTACCTGTTTGTCATTATATATATTTCCTGTAGCTATAGTATTAATTTTACTTTTATTCATCAAAAAATTACATGCAATTAAATTGTCATGAATATCATCAATCATAGTTCCAGAAGAAGGTAGAATAGTATTGACACCATAATCCATTAATATTTGACAAACTTTCGCCAATACATCATGATTATATATACGATATTCTAATATATATCTTAATTGAATATTAAATTCATTACATATTTCTAAATTTGTTTTAATATCATCTCTAAATTTATCATATTTTCGATTAGTGATAATCTTTGTAGGTATAAACAAATCTATATTAGTTATTAAATTATTATATGTTTTGCATAAGCTGGACACTGCAAAAGATCTTGTTTTAAGATCAGAAACGCCAAGAGGAAAGTCTATTGGGCATGATATGCTTATATTTTTATCTTTAATATCGGATATAGACCTAAGCGTATTTAAAGTATACGGTAATACAGAAATATTGGTTATACCATATTTAATGGCATCTGTTATGTTTTTGGTTGTCTCGATTTCATTAATAGAATAATCTAGACAAGCATATTCTGTATAAATCATAATTTTTTAGCATAATGTTTTATATAGTCTATATTTGGAAACTGTCTTGAACCCAATATGCCGTCTGCAAAACCATAATCTACTGCTTCTGGTGCTGTAAGTATCCAATCACATTTATTAGCAATTTGAGATACTATATGTTTTTTAGCAATCATTTTTTTCCATTTTTTTTCTTTAGCTATCTTACTTGATATACACCTATTTGTGAATATATCAATCATCTTATCGCATTCTTGCTCGTTCCATTGAACAGAACTTGCTGCTGCTTTACTATGTTCTTCATTAATACTAAATGATCCATAATGTATCAATACATTGGTATTTGGCATTAAAATTCTTAGATCTGCTGATTGAAGAAGCACACTACTTGAAGATTCAGCTTTAGCATAAGCTAATATTATTATATTACATGTACATGATTCTATTGTATCATACATACCCAAGCAATCTTGCCATTCTCCTCCAGGTAAATGCATATGTACCAATATAGGATCCATCGATAGCATATTCAGATATCTAATATTTTTTTCAAAAACTATAGCACTTCTATAGTCAACGCCACCCTCAACATCTCCATCAGAAATATAAGAATGCAAATAGACTTCTCTATTTTGAATATCTATATTGTAATTATGGATATAGTCTATATCTTGTATTTCTTTATTTATTTTCATTATCTTGCACTATTTCGTAAATAGTATCCTGAATATTTTTTTTAACTTCAGAGTCATAAAATGCTTTGCCTATTGCAACTCTAAATCTATACCTTGTAAAAATATCTAAACATTCTACTCCATTTATTTGTTCTATCGTTTCTGAAATTTTTCTTGTGATATCAAAATTAGTATGACCAATCCAAAAATTAAAAAGCTTTCCACTAGCTGTATTTTCATTAACTGGTATTATACCCATTGGAGTAGCAATAACTTTTATTTGTTTTTTGCCAAAATTATTTAATATAGTGTCAAATTCTTCATTTGCTCCGTCTTCTTCTTCATCATCATAAAAATTACTATATGGTTCTTCATCAATATCATTATCGTCTTTTTCTCCAAATGGATCTCTCCATTTTTCCCACATAATGATTTTTCTTTCAGTTTTATTCATTTTATTATCACAGAGAGATCAAATCTATTATATCTTAAATACTCTAGATGGCTTGACTACAGGTTGGTTATATTCTATATGATTTTTTTTATTCTTTTTGTATTGCTCATATAATAATCCCCAAAATCCTATAATATTGTCTATAAATAAATATTGCTGAGAATTATTTTGGTCTATTTTAGACTGCAAAATAGTAACCATATTAGTTTTATGAAAACCTTGATTTATTGATAATAAAAACTCAGCGTATCTTTCTGCTAATATAGCTATATTTTCTGGAGTTGCCTTGGACATATCAGGAAGATCAATATTAATATCAATAGAGTAGTTATCTAATAAAGAAAAATTAATAGAACCGATAACTCCATGTTTATGCTTTTTTTTATGCCATGTTAGTAATTTTTCTAAGTAATGGGTAATCATATATAAGATTTTCTGTATAAAGTTTATAGCAATTTTTAAGTTCTATATTATATGGTATTAAGCAAAAATATGAAATAATAACATTTTTATTTTCTATTCTTGGTTCAAGATGGACAAACTTAATATAATCAGCAGATAAAGAAATATAATTTTCTAGTAATTCTGATAATATTGTATTTAGATTAATATCATTTTCATTAATATCTTGAGACAAAACAATAAATTTTTCTGAATGAGTAGATAATACTTGATATTTTTGTTTATCTCTATCTAATATCAAGCAATATATTTCAAGTATACATTTTGTCATAGGTTTTAATGGTCTCGATAGCTCTTTTTATACTTTGTCTTACTGCCTCACGAGATACTCCAAAGTGCTTACCTATTTTTGATAGAGTTAGATTTTCAAAATAGTACATAATAATTTGCTGTTTTTGTTTTTCTGAAATATTTGCATTATTTAATAATTCATTGATATTTTTTGAAACTTCTTGTTGTTCTTCTTTCTCTATAATTTTTTCCAAAGGATCTTTTTCTGATGATGAAGCTAATAAATCATAGGCATTAACATGCTCTTCTATAGAGCTCAAATTATTATCTAAGCTTAGAGATTTTTTATTTTTATTTTTATATTTATGCGTAACATATGTTTTTATAGCCCATATTGCACACTGATTCCTATAAGAATAGAGAGTCTTTTTGAGTCCACTTTTACCAGATCTTTCAGGATCAAATCTCCAATCAGCATACATTATAGCAGTAGCAACATCAGATACAGCTTCTTCGTTTGCTAACATTTCTTTCGCTAGTCCATTGTAAAATCTTGGTGCGAATTTAGATATAGTTTTTTTTGCTAAAGATACATATATAGACAGAGTATCAAATTCAGTATTCATTAGTTTCCTTTTTGTGTCCTTAAATTAAATCTTAAATATTTATTATTTTGTCAACTTTTTCCATTGTTCAGGATCAGGCCTATCTTTATCTCCTCTTTTTGCAGGCTTATATTTTTTACCTTCTCTTTCTTTTTTCTTACGAATATTATCCCAAAGTCCAGGTTTGTCGCCAGCAGATATATTATCGGCAGCCTCAGAGACATACATGATAAAATCATGAATCGTTCTCATATAGTCTTCGGTAATGGCGATTTTACCCTGTAGCCAGCTTTCTGTCAAGTTTTCTTTTACCATTGGATTCTCAAGCGCGTTGAGAATATTTTGTGAGTGTTGTGCTATTGCTTTGAGCGAGCCTACGCTCATTTCATAGAAATCTTTTTTATATTCCATCATTTCCATTTCTGGAGTTTCTATTTCCATTTCATCTATTTTGGTGAAATCAGTATCTTCTGATTTACTTTTTAAAGTTTCATTAACAGAATTTAAAATATCATGAATACGTTCCATTTTTATACCTCGTCGGTTAGTGGGCCGCCAGTAATCCACGCATCGCATGTTCTATCACCGGCGCATTTAAAATCAAACAATTCGCAATAGCCTAAATTAGCAAGTTCAACAATTTTGCTTGCTTCATTCATGTCTTCTTGGCAAATACTCTTTTGAATGCATTTGAGCATTTTGTCTTTTTTAATAAACGCAGCACAATTTGAACACTTCATTGTTCGGGCTTGTTCTATAGACGTTTTAAACAAATCCGCTTTGTATTGCCAAAAATCAATATTTTCTAGTTGTGGATTTGCTGGCCCATAATTGGCTTTTTCTACACAAATTTTTCTATTATTCAAATTTATACTAATATCTTGTGTTGCTGGTGGACATTCTGTGTCCATTTTTTCTGGTTTTTCTGAGTATACGTCTGCTTGTTGGGCAACAGTTTTTATTTCTATCTCTTGTTGTTTTAATAAGTCTTCTATATTTTTCATGTTTACCATGCCCTACAAGACCAATATCTTGCTTTCCATTTAGGTCCTGGATTATCACAATTGTGTCTTGCTCTAAAACTTTTTCTTCTTTCTGGTATACTTTTCTTTATCTTCATATTAGGATCACCAAAATTAACTTTTACAACATTTCCTTTATCGTTTTTAACATATACGCTAGATTTTTTAGGACCATCAGGAGTTCTAAATGGTTTGTTTAGCTGAACCTTTCTCCCTTGGTACTCTGATCCTTTTCCTATATAGATCAATTGTTTTCCATCCTTAGTATGGATACCTTTTCTATCATAATAGTATAATTCATTGGTTACTGGATCTCTATATTCGAATTTAGAAAAAATAAGATCAAATTCTTCTACATCCTCTATTGGATATCCTATATCTTCGTAATCTTCTTCTTTTGGATTGTAAAAATTTTCTGCTGTTACTTCTTCTGTAAATCCTAGTTCTAGTTCTTCTAATATTTTTATATATTCAATAGCATCACAAACATCTTCCAAAATAGATGCAGCGTCAGATTTTTTAGATGTTTGACTTAGACAGATTGCTATTCTTTGCTTATTATCTGGATAGTCCTTGACCATAACTCCGTTACCCATACATCTTGCAACAAATTTCTTTTTATCTTCATTTTTTTCTGGTTGTGGTATTGGCATAATAATTCCTTTATTGAGATATTAAAATATACACCTCAAAATAGAGTCAGCAGTATTTGACCAAGTATATTTATTGGCCGTTATAACTCCATTGGTATTTGTTGTGATTCTATTAGCATATGAATATCTCATATAATGGATTATTTGGTCTATTTGTTTTGGTCCTATTTTTGCCCAATTACCCTGACCATTAAATGCTTTATTATCAAATGCTTTCTCTGTTGAATCAATATCCACAAGCATACAATTGCTATTATCACAAAATTCAGTATGAGCAGAGTAATTAGTTGCTATTGTAGGTTTATTCATTGCCATTGTTTCTAATAATTCTAAATTCCACCCTTCTGCTCTAGATGGGTACAGTCCACAATCAGAGTTTGCTATTAATTGAGCAATTTCGTACTGATTATCTACGCCATTAAAAAGTTTGATTCTGGAATCAGTTGAATATATTTCTTTCCATGTTTTTAATTCATTCTCGTTAGAATAGTTATTTGTTTTTTCAGATGCTAGGATCCATAATTCGACATCATCTTCTGTTGGAAAAGCATCCTTAAAAACCTTATAGATAAAATCATGACCTTTTCTAATTTCCCATTTTCCAATATTTAAAAAGACATATTTATTATCTCTTCTTGTCTTTTGAATTTTTTGATAATCAAAAATTTTGCAATCAACACCAAGTGGAACTATTTCGGTTAGTGTTGAAACATTATCTTGTATAATATTTTTAGCCCATTGACTAGTTGCAAAGATTACATCAGGCACACTCAAACTCATTTGTTCTTGACTATTGAATGTGTCTAGTTCAAAAAAAGGAAATGCATAATATTGACCTCTTCCAATATGTTCTAGTAAATCAAACTGATGCCATATTTTAATATGTGGTGAATTAACATCAAATTTTAATCTTCTATTATACATCTGAACAAGCATCTTTTGATCTTGTTCCGAATTTATTGATGGATTTCCTATTGGAAAATAGATTATGTCTTGTTCTTTTGCATATAAAGATTTTAATATATTTATGGATGCTAGTCCATAACCAGTATTATTTACAGGACAAGATATTGCTATGCTCATTTTTCGTATACTTTATTATGTGTATTATTTACTTGTATAAATGTTGTTTTTTTACCAAAGTCTTTTATTTTATTTGCTCCAATATATGTGCAAGCGCTTCGTATTCCACCATAAATATCTGAAATAATTTCTTCAGCAGTTCCTTTATACAATACGGTTACGCACTTACCCTCTGCTGTTCTATACTTTGCTACTCCATTGTGATGTTTATCCATAGCATCTTTGCTGCTCATGCCATAATATTTTAAAGAGATTTTTCTTTTTGCAGAATTTGAACCTGGATCCAAGGACTGCCAGAATCCTGGGGCAGATGATCCTGCTTCAACATAATAATCATATTTCCATTCTCCTTCACATTCGTCACAACCAGCGAACATACTACCAAGCATAACAAAATCACTATTTGCTCCAAATGCTTTACAAATATCTCCTACTACTTTGCATCCACCATCTGAACAGATATGTCCGCCAAGACCATGAGCAGCGTCCGTACATTCCATCACAGCACTCAACTGAGGGTATCCTACGCCCGTTTTTAAACGTGTGGTACAAACACTACCTGAACCTATACCAACCTTTACTATATCAATTTTACCATGAATTAACAATTCTTCTGTCATTTCTGGGGTTACAACATTCCCAGCCATAATAATTACTTCTTCATATAATTTTCGAATATTAGAGACTGTTTTGACAAATTTTTCAGAGTATCCATTAGCAACATCTACACAAATATTTGGTAATGGAAAGTTGAATTTTTTAATTTGGCTAAAAACTTCATTAAGCTTTTCTATATCTTTAT